TCAAACTATCTCCGATAATCCCTGCAATTTTCTACAAAGAGGTTCCCGAGTAAGTGCTACAGGGAGATATTTGTAAATCGTCTTCACCCCCACCCCTGTCACATCTGCGATCTGTTGTCGGGTAGCGCCGTTCTCCAGCATTCTGCGGCACCGCTCCACCACTTCTTCAGTCATTACCCGGCGGCGGCCACCGACTCTCCCCTGCTCCCTCGCAGCGGCTAAACCGGCGCGGGTACGCTCGACGATCAGCTCGCGCTCCATTTCCGCCAGGGCGCTCATGACGTGGAAGAAAAAACGGCCTGCTGGCGTACTGGTATCGATGCTGTCGGTCAGACTGCGGAAATTTACCCCGCGAGCCTGCAGCTCCGACACGAGCGTAATCAGATCACGCACGCTTCGGCCCAGCCGGTCCAGTTTCCAGACCACCAGCACATCGCCCGGTCGCAGCCGCCGTAAGGCGCGCTTTAACCCTGGCCGCCGGGCATTTTTCCCGCTGGCCATATCCTCAAATACCAGCTCACATTCTGCGCGAATCAGCGCGTTTTTCTGTAAATCGAGGTTTTGATCCCCGGTTGATACCCTCGCATAGCCAATCAGCACTATCTAACTCCTTGAAATAGCTGATTGTAAAAAGCCGCGGCCATTCGCTCAAACCCTCGTTTGTGCGAAGCCTCTTTTTGGAGCAAAAAAACATGGCCTTTGATCCGCCACTTGGGAGCACGTCGCCCGCGGTGCTGCTCGATAACGCCACTCGCCTGGACGAACTCGTTAACGGGCCCGCGGGCACCGTTACCGACCGTGCCGGGCAACCGCTGGACACCTGGCGCCTGATGCTGCAGACATTCGCGGCAATTGTTGAAAATACGCGGGAAAACCTGGTCCCTCTGGGAAAACAATATACAGACCTGTCGAAAGCCCAGGCGGATATCGCAAACATTCCTGATGGTGCGGTGATTTATGTACTGAGCCCGCTCAGTGACGTTCTGGCTGATGAGTATAAAAATATCAGTGGTGTACTCACGACCACCGGCAAACAGATGGCGGCAAAGGGCTATACCGATAATGTTATCAACAGCCTGAAATCGTCTGGCCTGATCCCCGAAGTCATGAACCCGGAAAGCGGTTATGTACTGGCGTTTCGCGATCCGGAGTCGAAGCGTTCCTGCATACTCGTAACCGTTACCGGCCAGGTTGAAATTCCCCTGCTGCAGTACCAGAACGGGTCGATTGAACGCCCGGCGTTGCAGGAGGAAATTCAACGGTTAATTCCCATGACCCTTGATCCGTCCACCGGATACATTATGGCCTGGATAGATCCTGTTACCCGCCGCATGGCGTTGCGGGTTTCGGTGAGTGGTGAGGTTGATATTCCGCTGCTGAAAATCGCAGACGGTGCCATTGAACCGGAGATGCTGTCACCCAATCTGCAGGGGCTGGTCCCCGTTTACCTGACCCCGGATAGTGGCTATGTCATGGCCTGGATTGATCCCGTTACCCGGCGCTGTGCGATGCGGGTTACCGTTACGGGCCAGGTAGAGATTCCGCTGCTGGCGATTGGTAAAAACGTCATCACAGCCGACAATCTCACCGATTCATTGCGCGGCTCGCTGATGCCGGTAGCTCAGGACGTCGTGAGCGTTTATCCGGATGCAATACGATCACGAATTGCAGAGCTTACAGCCCGCACCAACGACAAAGACGGATCGGGATGGGTGCCTTTGTCATCCCATATCTGCCGGGCATTGTACGGTGTGAATACCACCGGCACGGCGCTGGAATATCGGCGGTCGTTCGGCCTCAAAGTTGCCGGTAAGGCGCAGGGTGTTCCTTTTAATCCCGGTTCAGTAGCCTCCATCACCCGTAGGGGACGACTGACCAGCCCGACGATATCAACACCCTCCGGCTCGTTTTCAGCAGGCGACTATTACAGCTACGAGGCATATAACACCAACTCCAGCGTTTCGGAAACTGCGCCGGGAAACTGGAACGGGCAGAACGTCTATCTCGGCGATCTGCTGGTCTATGATGGCACCAGCTGGAGTATTCAGCGTTCCCCTGGCTCAGGAGCAGCGCGAAAGAACGATACCTGGTATCTGGTCACCTCGGCCGGGACATTTGCAGGAATGACGCTCTCTCCTGGTGACGCGCTGTTATTCCTGACCTTGCAAACTGCAGGCGGTGGATTCCTGCAGCCACAATTTGCCGTCCTGAACTCCACCAGTGATCTCCTGCTGTACGGGGGGGAGTTTTCCCCGGCCGCAGGGCTACCTGGCTCAAACCGTCCGAATGTCCTCTACCAGGCATCAGCTGGCGGGAGCGCTGGCGGGGAAACGTATGTAGCTGGCGATTACGCCATCTTTGATGGTGTTAACTGGGTAAAGATCGCCGGTGAACCAGTTTCAACGGTTGCTGCCGGACAGAGTATCAGCCTGCGATGTGCTGCGAACGCGGATGAATGGGAGTTCAGGCGTGCGGATAAAGCGGCGACGTCGGTTGCAGTGCGGATGAAAGCACAGGTTGCTAACGCTATGCGTCAGGGGATCTGCCAGAAGCTGCTGCTGATCGGCGACTCGATGTTTGGCAGTGGTTCCTCTGGCACAACGATTATCGCGGCGACTGGCCGTATTGGAGAGGTCCGCTCATATGGCGGCTCCACGTCAGATCAAGTGGTGGGGATGCTCCAGCAAGAGGCTTTATCCTGGGGCGATCGCTGGGCTGGGCAGGTAATAGGCGCATGGCATGGGCAGAACAATCAGCCGACGACAGATCTGGGGGCCGCCCAGGTACGTGAGGCGTCCATAAAGCTGCATAGGCTGGCCTGGGCGATGTTCATTCGCGTGCTGTTCCTTACTGTGATGGGGCAACGTCAGGCGACATGGAACGGCGTGCGGATGGTTTATACGCAGCATGAAAATCAGTTTGCCAGAACCGGCCCGCTCTATGAGCTCACGGAGTGGTATCGCCGAATGTTCCCCGAACAACACGCCGTAGTGTACGAGATCATGTTGTCTGCGGCGACGGATGCCATAGACCCGACTTTCCCTGGTATGACTGAAAAACAGGTTGCCGCGAAATATGGCGTGCTGCCGTGGTCATTTTTTGCCAGCGCGCTGATGCCCTCAGGACTCACAACCAACATGCTGACCTACCAGGGAACTTGGAGTAATGCCGGGACGCCTTCCGGTGGCTCACATGCTGATTACTATCTGCGGATTGCAGCCGGTACGGTGGGAAATGTCATCGTGAATAACAACGGCTCCTGGTCAGAAATTGCCATCGATATCACCCATCTCAGCCAGGCCGGAGGCCAGGCGCTGGCGTTTGGCGGTGCGGGTTTTGACCTGGGCGCAGGATACACACCGATCCCGACACGGGACGGTATTGCTGACATCCTGAACAACAATTATTTTTTCAAATGAGGTGAAGAATGGGACAGGTCGTTAATCTCTACGGGGCGAATTTCACGGATTCAAGATTACCAATCCTCTACAACTATCCGGGGCTGAATCCCGGATCGTTGTTTTTGCTGGACGCCGTGATGATAGACCCCGCTTTCAATTTCTCGGCAACCGGAACAACGGTATATACCGATAACCTGGCGGCAGAAGTGTCCGCAGAACTGACAGGGAAAACCGCGGCTGATTTGAAGGTGGCATGGAATAGCACGCTGGTCACCACCGGCTCTGCGCCGGAGGCGAAATTTGAAAGGACGGCAAAAGGCGGGATACATGGCATCCTGTCACTGGTGAATCAGGTGTCAGGTCACCGTGGGCGGTTTACCTGCCCAGGTATCATGCCGTATTTGGCCGAACATCAGCACGATCATAAATTCCTGCTCATTATGCACTATCAGGTTACCCGTGTCGGCAGTGGAACACCTGCAACGCAGACCACTGAGGTGCTGATTTCGTCACAAACGTCCCCCTCAACGAACCGCCTGATCGTAGCCCGTTTACCGAACGCCGTTTCTGCGGGTCCGGCGCAGTTCAGCCTGCAGTCGGACAAAAACGGGAGCGATTTTACAGAGAATATTTATTATCAGGATATGCCAGTATGGGGGGCGGCGTCGGGTTTCGGCGCGCTGGTGAATAATAATTGCAAGTCGTTTGTAATGTACCGGACGCACCTGATTGATATTGACGCATCCGGGATGGCACTGGCTGATATTGTGGCAGCAGAGCAGCAGCTGTTTAACGCCAACTTTAACGCGGGGGGGAAATACGCCGGTGATACCATACCTACCAGTCCATCGGCGTTGCCTTAACTCTGATGAGTTAAGGTAAGTAAGAAATATCTGGAAATATATGGAAAAATCCAGGAACATATGAGCCGCGCAAAGACGCACACAGCAATAATGTCGTTTATCGTTTTTCCCCCGGCGTGCCTCCGGGGGACATTTTTCTATCTGTTTGTTAAAGCACGAAAAACGGCGTCTTTGATTAGATAACCACCAGTTGCCGGATCCGGGTGAATGCCATCCTCGGCAAACCAGGAATGAACCGAGCCATAGGCATAATCTGCCGGATTATCTCCAAAAATGTACTGCAGGTTTATAAATGCACAGCCAAGCTCGGCAGTGACAGAACGGGCCCGTTTTGCCATTGTTGCCATTGTTGCCGGGTTATCTGGGCGCTCATTCTCGCAGGGCATAACGAACAGGATATCTGCACCCGGCAAAGCCGCCCGAATGCGGGCAATGAACGAGCGGAGGTTATTCTCGAAAGCCGTCGCTCCTCCCGTAATTCTCTGGTCGTTTGTGCCTGTCAGAATGATTACTGTGTCGAGCGCCAGCTCCGTCAGCGCCTTCGCGAAATCATTCGCATCCATTGTTAGCCAGCTGGCGAGACTTGAACCGGATGCACCAAGCTTATGAACACGTACGCCTGCTCCTGTTGCCAGGGGATTTAGTCCACAGAGCGAAACGGTACCGGACACGTTCTCAATGTTGAGCACGTTCGACGCATTTACTGTAGCCGGTGGGTTAATATCAACAAACTGCAGCCCGCTACCTTGTACGTTGAGCGTCGTCCATGCCCCTCCGTCCCAGTTATATCGAATAACACCGTCACCTGTACCCACATACCCAAGCCTGCACGTTGACCAGCCACCATCTGACGTGCCGGGAACAGTAGCTTTCAGCTTATCCCCAGGTGTGGATGACGTAACCACGGCAGTATCCGGAGAGCTGTTTGTGGGATTTTTAGTTCCGCTGTAGCTAAATAACCAGTTACCCGTCCATGTGAACAACGTTTTCAATACGTCTGAACTGCTCGGAGAAAACACGTTGGCGTTAATTATGCTCTCCGAGGTTGCATGTCTTCCAAACGACGTCCATCCTACCCCCGATCCAGCGCCATACTTTGCTCTTAATGCCTTTGCTAATGGCTGTGAAAACCGGTTTGGCTGTGTTGGCCAGGAGTCGCCAAAGATACCGACGGTTAGAATGGTTGATGCTCCTGATTCCAGCTGGCTTAGCTTCATACGACCAATACGGATTTGATGCGCTCTTTCCACATAGTCAGAAATAACTGCAGTGTTCGTCTGAGGTATCAGCAGTGGATCAAGCTGAACAGCATAGGGCTGGTAACCCGTCGCCTCGCCTCCCTTTTCAAACTGCATTGTGTTCAGAACCGTTTTGGCAACGGTCATTCTGATGTAAGCGGCACCTGTCGGTATTGTTAAAGTTCGGGGTGTTGCCGGAGATGTAGATGCCTGCTCACCTGACAAATAGTTTTTGTTTGCATCGTAATATGCAGTTTGATGAGCATAGTGTTGCGTATAGGCGTTCCCTGCAACAACCGGGATAAAATCTGAGGCATCATAAGTTACATTTGTCTTTATTGTGCCCGTTGAGGCATCAACATATGAATCAGGTGTCACTGCACTCTTATCGAAGAGGTTAACCCCAGGAACAAAAAAGGCGGCTTTTTCTACTGTCACCGCCTTTTTCTGTATCGCATCGGTCGAGACCGCTCCCGCGCTGAGAGGGACGGGATAAGGAGATAGAGGACGTCCAGGAACAACCAGGGTAGCGGAAGCATTTGCAGTAATCACGAACACAACAGCCAGCTCTACCAGTCCAGCGTTAGCCGTATTTTCCACCCGAATATCTAACCTGACTGCCCCGGCAGGAATAGTCAGCGTGTTTGTAAAACTGTTCACGCCTGTCGCAGTGGCATATTGCAATCCCTGCGTGCCAATCTGTGTACCAGACGTATCCCTGAAAACATAGGCCACGCGCCCGCCTGCGTTGGCATACCATGCAGTAACCTTCGTACTAATTACATCCCCCGCCTTCAAACCGCAATCAGCAAACCATGCCGTTCTCGCTGCCACACCTCCCGCTGCTGGTCCCGCTACTATAGCCGGGAACCCCATCCTTGAATTTGTGTTCGCCGCTGCTGTGATTGAACCCAGGGGGATATGTGTTTTCCCGCCAAGGGAAGGATAAAGAAGAAGCAATTCGCAAAGCGGATCAAACAACACATTAAGACCGCCAAAAACAGCCCTGATAATAGCGTCAACGGCCTGCTGGGAGGGCATTTTTCGGCCGGTTGGCTGTAGCGTCCCGGCGTTATTGATAACCTCAACTGCGAGCGCGCTGTCATCAGGGCTGCGGTAATAGGTGGTGCTCCCCAACGGAATATTCACGATATCCGCCTGCGCTGCCGTCAGGGTCATGTACTGCTTACTGAGCGGGATGATGTTCTGCCGGATCTCATCATTCTTCGCCATCATCTGGCGCCAGGTATCGAGCGGTTTCCCTCCGCGGTCATCGACCGTCTCCTCTGGCCCGTTCACCAGCCGATCGGCCCGTTTAACGTTATCCAGGAAAATTTCAGGCGTCGTCGTTCCCAGAGGCGGGTTAAGTTCGGCCATGTTTTTTGCTCCAAAAAAGGGATTCGCCCAAACGAGGGTTTGAGCGAAAGAAAAGTTGAAAGGGATTTTTTTGGTATTAAGCAGCGTCGCCAGGGTATGTGGCGTCGTCGTACTGGTAGAACGATTCGAGGTATTCTTTTGCGGTGACCTGGCAGGTTCCGTCAGACTGCGGGGCGATCTCCTCAACAATGGCGTCGTAGACGTGGCGCGTTGAGCCGCAGAACACCAGGCGGATCGGCTCGATGGTTGCCGACGACAGGTCAACCTTCATCGGGTCATCAAACTCGCTCAGGTGCGGGACTGTCAGCTGAAAATCACCCACCCTGCTCGCCACCATCAGCCCGGATGCAGAGCCATCCTGATAGCGGATCAGTGCTCGGGGATTTTCGAAAGACCAGTCCAGCGGCTCCGTAACGGTGAACGTTGTCACGCCACCAGCCGTTGTCATCGCCTCCACCAGACAGGAAATCGTGTTGTTACCCGGAATATCATCCGTGAGCACAATGCGATCGCCCGTGTTGTAGCACAGCGCGTCCAGCTCGGTAGTGGTCTGGAACGTCACCCGCTGCTGCAGGTATTTCATCAGGCGACGCATGCCGATCTGGTAGGCGAGATCCTGATTCAGTACCCCATCGAGTTTGTAGTTCTCGATTTTCACCGGCGTGGGATTATCAGGCGTCCGGCATTTAACGGTCTCCTCCGCCCAGGTAGTCCCGTTGATGTACGTCACGTCGACGCCATCAAAATCATCGTCGGACGGGACGGTAAATCCGCTCTGCAGCTCCTCCACCATCTCATGCGGAGTGATCACGCCAGTCCAGGGCTTAATCCCCTCACGGTTGACCGTCGCCAGGCCATCACTCAGCAGAAAACGTGACTTCCCGGCATTGGCTATCTTCTGCAGCATTTCCAGCGCTGAGATACTGTCTCCGGTAGCGAAATCGAAATTTTCGCCCCGTGGCGTCCAGTACGCGGATTCCAGCGCAGTGATGGTGTCGACGTCCATCTCCAGCCCCAGCGAGTTTCCGACATGCAGCAGAGCACCCGAGATAGTTCTGGCCGTTCCGGTTTCATAGGCGCGGGTGGCCACAACGTTTACGCGGCGGTCCGACTGCGCCGCCAGCTTCCCGCCCGTCTCAACGGTCACCGCCATCAGCGACACGCCGGGATAGGATGAAGGGCGCGTCAGCAGTCGCCCGCGCAGTGCCTGCCAGTACATCGAATCCCTGGCGTTGTTTGAGCCCTGCTCATTGCGCCGACGGCAGCGAACCTCTACCAGTCCCGGAGAACTGAGGGTGATCCGCTCAGTGAAACCTAACCCGTTGACGTTTTTCAGCGCATACTCGCCCTGGTGACTCACCCACCCCGATCCGGAACCGTAGACGCGATACTGTATCTCCCACTCAACGTGGCGGATCCGTTTTTTGCCCTTACTGTCAAAGCCGCAAATACCGTTCGGGAAAGAGAAATTCACCTCGAACATATCGACGGTCTCATTTTCAGGGCAAACCAGGAACGGCCCCAGCCAGCTCAGCGTGTCGTTAAGACCAGTGGCCTCATAGTCGATCATCGTCCGGGCGGTGAATCCCGGCCATGACTCATCAACGGCACCGTTAACCAGGCGCGCCACCGTCGCCGTTGTGCCGTCGGTCGAGACAATGCGGTACTCATTCCCGCGGTGAGCAAGTGAAAGCCGTTGCACCCCCTCCGGCATGCCGGAAAAGGCCGTTCCCGTGGCGCTGTTATAGGCAAGCGTCACATTCGCCGTTACCGCCGGGCTGCCGCCGGTTGATGCCGTGCCGGAGGTGTAAACCGGGGCATCACCGAAAACAGCTGCAGGCAGCGAAGAGGACGTGATCTCCCCACCCGCGAACGGACTGGCCGACTCGGTTATCAGTACGGTGCCGCCGTTGTCCTGCGCAACCAGGCCGGAGCCAGTGAGTCCCTCGGTGATGGCCGCCAGCAGTCCCGACATCGAGACGTAGTTAGCCACCAGCGACACCGGGTAGGTAACTCCCTGCCAAGTGATCGTGAACGTGCTGGAGCTGGTCGAAAAATCGTAGGTGGTCGGGGCCGCACTGGCCTGGACTTTTGCCGCACTCCCCCCGGTGCCGGGCACTGCAGCCTGACCGGGGGTATATGACGCGATAAACAGATCGTAATCGACAGAGTTAAACCCCAGCGTCACCGGCATTCCAACCACCGGCGCGATCTCCGTCAGCAGCGGGCTTGCGATAACGCTGTATCCGGCCGCCGTGGTGATCTGGTAGTTCGCCTGGGCTTTCAGTTCGACCACGGCGCCAGCGACCCAACTGGGCGGCAGTGAGTTATCGTTCTCGTCATTATCGTCATCATCATCCGTATCCAGCCCGGTAAACGTTACGCTCGAACCGGATACGGTCATGCTGTCTGCGATAATATCGTCGGCATCCGGCGACGTCTGGGCCATATCCAGCCCGGTACCGGATGATGTCCCTCCGACCTCAGTACTATTGACCCAGTTTTCACTGCGCTCATCGCCGGAAACGTCCGCGCCTGGTGGAAAATAGGTGATGTTGAAACCCGGCAGCGTTGAAGCTGGCGTACTGCCTACCCTGATATCGCCAGTGGTATAAATCAGTTCACCGACACCGAGACATAGCAGCATCTGGACGCGCATTTTCGTAGGATCTGCGGCATCGAACCGGGTAACGGGCTGGACCACATAATCCGGGTAGATACGCACCCGGCCAAACACCTCACGAATGGCATCACCGAGTTTTGCGGTGTTGGCCCGCGCCGGGTTCAGGTCGAGACTCCGCCCTGTGGATGAGGTATAGCCGCCCGTATCGATGCGGCTCATCAAAACAAGCGAATAGGCTGCAGCGGCAACGGAGATACCGACGCCGATCCACGCGATTGTGGCGGCCTCCAGCCCGAAGGGAACCGGATAAAACCTGACATCACTATCAGGGCGGATCACGCAGGTGGCCCACTCGCCTGGCGGAATTAACAGCCCCTCAACCTCAACGGTCAGCGGTGGGACATCCCGATCCTCGTAGCCTTCAACATTTTCCACCAGCCAGCTGCGAATACTGGTTACACCATGCTCATGCGTTTCGAGTGGTTCACCGGGAAGCCGGGACGGGTAAAAACGAATGGTCATTGCCAGAACTCCACTTTGACAAATCGGCGCTTAAACCGCGGCAACGGCAGAAAGGTGACGTTCGTTCCCGGATTGCATTCCGCCACATGCAGCAGGCCACCGATACTAACGACGATCCCGACATGGGTGACGGTTGACCCTGAATAGCAGGCTACCCCTGCGCCTTCGCATGGTTCACAGCGCTCCAGAGTAAGCATCATTCGACGCGCCTCCCGATCGAGGCCGCCGTCGTCTTTCGTGACCCCGGCAAAATCAGGCCAGAGGGGCAATTTCAGATCGCGGCGTATCTCGTTCACAATGCCGAAGCAGTCGAGCTGCGGATATACGCGCCCGCCCTTCAGCCAGATGACTGAACGGTATTTATCAGGGATAAACATTGGGATTCCTTAGCTGATGTAACGCAGTCCGGGGAATACAGGTAGCGTGTAGCGGTAACGTGGCCACGCTGTATCAAGGATATTCATATAACCCGCGGTAATCTGCGCCTCTGTCGCCGTCCAGTAACCAGACTTGATTTTCAGCGTATACGGTACTTCCGCAGGGGCCGCTAAATCCGTGGAGATATAACGGCGGTACGTCAGAAATGCAGACAGACGGTTAGCCAGCGCATTGCGGATCGCCGTGGACACAACACCATCGATATTGCACAAGGCAAATTTGAGGTCCTGCGTGCCGTCCGCATTGCGCGCCGGCAGCGCAATGTCTATCGCACAGGCTGAAAACGTTACGGTATCGCCGTTCTCCGTCGTTGCCGTGATGTTCTCGTAACCCTGGCACAGATAATGGACGTCAGAACCAATGGTGATCTGCAGCGTTTCAATGATCACCTCCGGGCCGCTGCTGGCGTAGAGGCGTTTAATCTGCGTCATGCTTCGGCCACTCCTTATTCAGGGCAATATCAAGCAACGAACTTCCGACTATCCATTCCGGGTAATTACCCCATGGGGTAGGAGCAAGGGGGCGCTCCCATAATTCCAGCGTTGCGCTGTACTTCCAGTAGATCGGGGCAACCAGTTCCGGGCCCTGATAAATGTCTGTGAAGCGGCATTTGTAAAACTTAATGCCCGCCGGCGTCTGCAGCTTCATCATGAACCACGCAGCCCCGTCAGATAACGCATCCCGGAACCAGGACTCAAACGCCAGTCCCTGCGCATCGGTTTCCATAAACCAGGTGATGCTGGCCTGCGTCGGCGTGGACGTATAAGCTCGCCTTTGCCGCGCGCGGCCGGTGGTTAACTGGGTTCGTTTTAACGGGCTGACAGGCTGGAATCCGTACCCTTCCTGTAATGGCATCGGAAGACTGTCATGCGGGTAGTAGATATCAGTCATCACTCTAACCCTCTGCCTGGATATTTACTGCGCATTGCCTTACCAACTTTCCCGTCCCCTCTCAACAATTGCGCAGCAACCTGATCCAGGGCTTCCGTTGTCGCCCGCTTCTGCGTTTGAGCCATGGAGAGAGCCATCTGATCAGGTGTCACCCCGGGCGGCGTATGGAAATGTTGCTCAATGGGAGCATGGATGGTGGTCTTGCTGCTGTTATCGCTGTTAACGTTCTGAACACCAGTACCAAACCCTGTACGCCCCAGAGTTGCATCAAGCGGTTGGCCATTTCGAAGTGCCTCAAGCTGAGACACGCCGATCCGGTTCGTTGATGCCTGGTCGAAAACGTACTCTCCTTTGTGAACAATACCCGCTGGCTGATACTTACCACCGGGGCCTGTGTAACCGCCGGAGGCGAAGCCAACACTTGAAACGGCCTGGATATTTGAGACGATACTGGCAGTCTGCTCAGCGATTGAGGCCATAGCGATGAAGTTGGCCGGATAAGGCGCGCTTACTGCACCGCTTGCTATAGCCTGCTGGATTTTCACCATAGAGTCCGCGATAGCGAATGCCTTACTCGCAGCAAAAGCAACCTTGTAGATTGCCGATTGCTCACCAAACCCCGTTCGCATGATTTCAGCGGTACTATCAAACAAGGACTGCGTGGCCGCAGATATGATGGTATTTTTCTGAGCCTCTATGACCTGATTTGCATCCGCTGCACGCTGACGAATAGAGGTCATTCTGGCCTCACCCTCGGCAGTTATTTCACCGGCCTTCGCATAAGCTTCCTCCTGAGCTGCCAGCCAGCGCTGGAGCTCTTGCTGAGCCTGGTCATATTCGTTGATTTGCCCCTGCATCCCCTCAAAAGTTCCAGAGAGTCGCCCTCCTGTGGGTGTCAGGTTTCCTACAACATTACGAACCGTCGAGGGCAGTTGCATATCGGTGTTTTGATAAATATCTGCCCGTGTTTTTTCATATTCACCGGGTTTTAGTTGCCCGGTTGCTTTGGCTTTCTCCAGCAGTTCAAGACGAGTTTTAAGCAGATCGTTGGTCCGCTCATCCTTCGTCTTTACCTGTTCCTGCATTTTCCGGTAATCGTCCAGGGTTTTTACGGAATTTTGCAGTGCCTCCTGCTGCTTATATGCCTGGAGGATTTCATCTGAACGGGAAAGGATCGACTTCTGGTCAGCTGTGAGCTGCGTTTTAGACTTGAGGTCAGCAATCTGTTGCTCGAACTTGATTCGCGCCTGTGTCGCGCTGTTAAGCTTGTCACTGGCATCCAGCTGGGACTGCATGGCAGCAGTCTGCTGGTTTATCTGATCAAGAAGCCGGGTTGCTGCGTCCTCTGTATAGGCTTTTTCTTTGTGGGTCTTGGGCTGCCCAGCTTTTTTGGCCTGCTCAAGTTCCTTTTCCCTTACAGCAATTAGCGCATTGGCCTGATTGATTGCTTCTTTATTTCCTGAGAAAGCAATTTTTCTGGACTGTGCTCTTGCCTCCTTTAACCGAGCTTCTGCACCGGCAACCCTGTCTGCCGCCAGATACTCCTTATTAATCCAGTCAACGGAATTTTTTACCGCCTTATTACCTTCAATGGTAAGTGTGTTCATCGTGGTTTGCAGATCTAACGCCTGGCCGATAAACCTCATCGTAGGGTCAATTGCGCCACCAAGCGCTACGTTTTGCCTACCCTTATCCGCTGCTGTGTAATAATTTTTGACCTCAATAGCTGCAGCTGTCCACGAATCACCTATTTTCAGGATCTCCCGTCGATGCTGATCAATATCAGCATTCAAGGCGGTTAAATTAGCAGAATCCTTGTATTGGGCTACCTTTGTCCTTGCCTCGTCATAACTAAAACCAACGTCGATAAGCTTATTTATTGCTTCGCTCGCACCGTCATTAGTAGTTATAAACATACTACCGACTTCATCGATCGTCTGACCCGTCTTATCAGATATAGCAACCATATTGAGCGCAAGTCGCTCAGCAGCATCTCCGTTAGCACCAAGGGACGTTGTGGCTATTTTTGTCGCAGCATCAATTTCCTGGCGGTTCTGATAGACAGCATAAGTTAGCAACCCAACTGAAGCAGCTGCCACGCTATAGGGATTAACCAGACCCATGACATATGTGCCAACGCCCTTGATCGCTGGCCCAATGCCGCCAAACATATCTTTGAGCTGACCGCCCTGCTGCATAAGAACCATAAACGGTGACTGCCCGGTAGAAAGACCGACAACGATATCGGTCATCTGAGCAGGGATCATGCGCATAGCGTTGGCAGTCTGAGCTGCAGATTGGCTTGTTTTACCCAATTGCGCCTGGGTTTTCTCCAGAGCATCGCGGGATTCTGCAAGTTTACTGTTGAGGCGATCGTAAGCCAGGGGCGACAGCATCCCGGATGTTTTAGCTGTATCCAGCTGGCGCTGCTGCTCGTTAAGGCGACGGAATGCTTCACCTACGGGATCTATTTGGGCCTCAAGACGACGCAGTGCATTTACCTGCTCATCATGTGCTTTTACAGCCTCGCGCTCGGCTTGTGCTTCGCCAGTGACTTCCCGACGAGTCTCCTGAAGTTTTTTGCTGTATGCATCATATTGGGAAGTATTAATTGCGCCCGATTTAAAGGCTGTATTCAGTTCACTTTGTTGTTGTTCAAGATTGCGAAGAGCAGCTGCCAGAGGGTCGATTTTATCGAGTATTCTCTGGAATGCATCAGCCTGCGCCTCCTGCTGCACAGCAGCCAGTTTGCTGGCCTTCTCTGCTTCTCGTTGAGCTTGTGCAACACCACTTAGTTCCTCAGTGGTGTCATTCAGCATCTTAGACAGCGAACGAAACTCTTCCTCGTCAATTAGACCCTTATCGAAGTATTTTTTTAGCTCACTATAGCGGCGACCGACTGTATCAATTGCAGCACCAACCGGATCAATGGCTGCTCGTAATTTATTGAGAGCATCTTTTTCATCGTCAGTCGCTTTTGTCACTTTGAATATGCTGGTTACGGCCTTATCACCAGACTGAGTCATCTTATCAAGCGCAACAGTAAGGCTGTCAGCCTGCTTCTCTGCCCCGGAGCTGTCCAGGCGTATCGCTAGCCGTGATTCTTGTTCTGCCATTTACCTTATCTCCGGGCAATAAAAAACCCGCCGATAAAGCGGGTTAGGAAATACTTAAAAAATGATAATCAGTGAAGGCTATCTTCATCCCTCGATTGAGTTACTGCAATTTAACGCCTCCCATAACAAACCGTTTGTCATCTTTGTTATAGGCTTCAAAATTTAAGGATTTCCCTTCATTGGATCTAACGATATTTACTTCACCATTGTCGCCACCAACGCCTTTCATTGTGAAGGTAGTTGTCTCCTGACCCGCAAAGGTGTTACTGCTGATATCGCTTTGATAGTAAGCCTTGCCGTCAATAATCATATCTACCATCCCGTTGTTATGCAGGTACAGCTTGGTATGATGCCACTTTCCCGTCCCGGTTAAATCGCCAGTGAGGAATTCACAGTTAAAGGAAACATCGCCTTTTTTACATTCCGACATTATTTGCTCTTTCCCCGTAGCTATCATCTCAGCAATTGAAGGTGGGTCTTTAGGGGGGAGTAGTTTTGATATTTGAAACTTGTCATCACAGCCCAACAATGCCATTAAACCAAGCCCGACCACCAAAGCCCTTTTCACATCCCTATCCTCATCATTAACATTTGCTCACAGGTTAGCACAGGAAAAGATAGGGACAATGATATGACTACTTCACTTTTGCCTGTCTTTTCTGCTCTTCAGCCCACTCAACTCTCCAGGCATCATCGAGGGCCAGTATTGCTGCGTCAAACTCAATGCGGTCGATCAGGATGGTGCGCGATGCCAGGTAAAGCTCAATATCATTCAGGGATAGAGGGAGCGGCACTCCGGCCATGCCGGCATACTTCCTGCCGCGCGATATCATGGCGTAAGCGTTGAGGATCTCCCCAGTGACCGCATCGATTTCAGGCTCTGGAATGGGTGGGAGATTTAGCTTCTCCCTGCGCCACTTTGCTTTCTCGCCCTGCTCGCCAGCGAAATCCTTTAGCCACTTTTGGGCCTCTATGGCTTTTTTACGGTTTCCTGAGTCTGCTGCTCCTTACCCTGAGCAATGTTTGCCGCCTCAGCCAGTATCAGCCAGTATAGCGCCGGGTGCTGTTTCAGCATGGCAGCCCCAAGTTCTGGGGTGTAGTCGAGAGCAACCTCTATGCCGTCGACTAACTTACCTACTCCCTCCCAGCCTTTCAGCAGGAACCGAGCGGCGTTATCGATCAGCAGGTCATCAACAGAGTCTATATCGTCCACGCTGGCGAGATTAAAATCCGTTGTCCCCACCTTATAACCTGCGTCCATCTTATCGATGTGGCGGCGCACCAGCGCGTTACGAGAGCGATATTGCGGATTCTCGCTGCTGGCCACCAGCAGGCGAAGTTTGAACAGCGATTCTTCTTCCGGCGAGAATTCCTTTTTGCTGCCTTCTGGCTTTTTGTAGGGATAAAACCAGCGCTCGCCATTTAAATCAATTTTCGGGGTAACAATCAGCATAAAAAACTCCATAAAAAAACCCTCCAAAGAGGGCCAATGTTAATCACCACCGCCAGTAGTGGCAGGAACGCGAGTAATAGTTGGCGGAGTATTGGCCGCGGTGATATCCAGCTGAACCTGAACAATGTCAGTGCTCCCCGCATCCGGCCAGTCGCCGGAGATCTGCACTTCCGGGAAATCGAAGGTATAGGCGCCTTCATCATTCTCCAGCGTGAAGCTAAACGGCACCGTTTCGCCGGTGAATGTTTTTTTGTAAACCTCCCAGGCAGCCTTTGACCATGACAGCGTGATTTGACCTGACGGGGTAAAGGTTGTCGGAATGTTTGCGCCGGCGAACGCCGAACCGGTACCGATGCAGCGCTGAGTCTGCATATTGTTGTTGAACTGAATGTTAAAGGTGTCGACGCAGAAGCCTGTCCCGCCATCAACACCATTTAGCCGGATGTTTGTGACCTCTTTGAAGGAGTAACGCAGCGCCCCCGCTAAATCCACTGGCGTGGTGAAAAAGCTGGTATCGTCCCCCTTCGTCTCCCAGTCCAGCCCTGCAAACGTAATGGTTGCAGTGATATCACCATCGGCCGGGATTTCCATCTGGAAGGTACCAACCTGGCAACCGCGGGCAATCTGGGCGATCCCCACATCACTGGCAAAGGTCGCCACGGAGAACGTAATACGACCATTACCCATCGTCAGCACGTTATTTACCCATTCGGCGCCGAAACAGCTGGCAAGAAAATCGTCATGCTGATTCCAGCGAAACCGTGTGCCGACATCGCCGCCGACATCCACTGTGCCGCGTGAAACACCCTGCGCCATACGGTCACCAGCTATTTCGTCATTGTTGTTGGTGTTCTGCGTTGGTTTCAGACCAAATGAAGAACGACGCAGCAGGTTCCACGCCCCTGCTGTTGGCGTGATTCCTGGCGTTGTCTCGCGAATAAACGCGGCTACTACTTTTGCACCTGAGCTCACAGGAGCCTCCTGTTTTTTGTGCGCTACAGAGCGCGATAAGGAATTTGAAGATTGAGCTGTAACCAGCCATCGGTCTCACCCGCCGGCACAGCAGAAACAGCGAAATAACTAAGTTTTCCGTCGTCCTTGAACTCGAATAGCTCCGTTAGCTGATCAGCCGTCCGTGAGATAAGCAACGTCCCGGAGCCAACCGGAACAAATAGCTGAATGATGAGTAAGCCCGTCCTGTGGACGACTGGCCCATCCCCGATCTCGGTTGCGCCAGCCTGTCCTGCAATGTTGGTGAGGCGGGCCCAGATATCGCGGTTGCTGGGGTAAAATACCGGACCATTGGGATAATCCACCGCATCAGAGGCAATAGCGGTCTGTGCCGCCATTCGGGAAATGACAGCGTTTCTGATTTCTGTAAGGGTCATTTGTAGGCCTGAATCACACCATTAAACGAGACGGCATAGACGCCTGTTGGCGCCTGCGTTGAGTGACCATTCTCCAGAGGCACGGAGTAAGGCAGGTTCGACTGAATGTAAATCACCGAGTAGGCTGGCGCCTGGTCAATGATATTTTTGCCATTAAGAAATGTCATTGTCCCACGCGGATCCGGCTCGGTCGGGACGGAGTGATCGGGTTCGCCGATGCTGACAAAATGCGATGCCCTGAAGGTTCCTGCGCGATACTCAGCCGGCCGCCTGATATCCATGCTGTCATTAACACGGACTTTCTTCCTGAGCCTTCCGGTTTTGGTCAGGTTAGCAGGGTCGGCATAAAGAGATTCGTTCCATTCCCCAACAGCTTTGTTGTATTGAACCGCGGTCGCGTTGATGGCCCACAACTCAGGGTTTCCTACCGGCGAACGTTGAACGATTTCATTCAGCAGTTGAATGGCGATTGTCCGCTGGCGTAGTTTGACATCTTCGGCCACCAGCCCGGCGAATGCCGCCGGGTCAATGTTCCAGCCCTTAGCCATATCACACCCTCCGCAGTTGAATGGAGTACGCAGCGCCAGCAGAGTCGGCAGAAGCGGTGATGATCTCGTAACGCTGAAGCTCACCCGTAATAGAATCCGGTGCGGTGATGATATGCCCGACTGCCGGCTTGTCAGTCACCTCATTGACCAGGGCGGTTAGCTTCACGTCACCATGCAGAATGTTAACGCCATCGATACGGCGCAGTTTATAACGCGCCAGCACTCCACGCCCCGAGTAAGTCACCTGCGTTTCAGTGCCGGTTTCCGTCACCGGGTCCCAGGCACCTCGAACGGTGTATGACCCAGTGAAATCCTTAACGGCATCCTGCAGGTCTGTATCGAAGGCTGCGGCGACTTCAGTTTGGAGTTCGTCGCGGATACCCACGGTCTACCTCCTCTATGCCTTTTTCACCAAAACGCTGAAGCGGGATATTGTTAGAAACATATCCGCCAGTAAAAAGGACCAGGACGTTACCACGCAGTTTCCTGGTATAGATTTCGCCGTTGCGTTTAACCCTCAGCCGAAGCGGAGCAAACTCAACAACGCCCTTTGCCGGGTTTGCGTAAACGACATAATTGATCGGGTTTCCATTCACAAACACATCGCGAGGGCCGAGCCCGTCACCGGCATAATGCACATCAGTGTTTTGCATATCACCCCCTTACCAGCCGTACCTGAGACTGACTAACGCCATAGGGCTTTAGCATTGCAAGCGCCAGCTGCAGATCGGAATCAAGCAATGCCGAGCTGTTGGTAGCAAGTTCCGCGAAGGTCTTTGAAACGCTGACATCATCGGCATCTACCGTCTTACTCAGCAACACACCAGAATCGGTTTTCTGCTGATAAAGGCCACCATTCGAGGCCGCTAGCGCTGCATAGGCGCCAGCTTGTTTCACATCGTCAGGAATGATGATTTCGTGAGTTGCCTTATTGCACGGCAGTTTCAGGTTAAGTCCATTCATCCAGGTATTGGCCATCAGCACAGATTTGGCTTTTTTGCTTTCATCTGTCCAGGTGGCACCGAGAATCGAATTGACAACTTCAACGGTGATGAAAGTGATCATGTATCACTCCATTTCTTTCCAGCCGTGCGCCTTCCAGTTCTCCACTTCATCAGGGTGAACGTTGGCGGTATTGGGCGCACCAGGGAATGCCGGGAAATCGGTAACCATTGCCACCAGCTGCGATGTGGTCGATACGGGTTCATTGTTATCCGCCTGCGTAGACGCAGTTTGCTCAGCAGCTCGTTGTGCGCGCTGCTCTTTTGTTAATCCGGCCATTAGCCCTCCACTAAAAAAAGGGGCCGAAGCCCCTGTTTATCAGCCCAGCAACAACGCTGAGTGCGCCGACTTAACTGCCGCTACGCCCCAGGACAAACCGACTTCGTAACGCACCTGGCGATACTGGCGGTACAGGGCTACCTGGTAAGTGATGCCAGATACCGGGTCAGTAACGTTCATCACATCATCCGCAGTATCGCCGCCCTGCGGCATTGCCGGGGTTCGGGATGCAAGCAGGAATGCATTGCGATCAAACGCCATGTTTGCGGTGTAGGCGCCACCAGCGGTAACAGCGGTGTTATCGGCCAGTGCCTGACGTAAGCCAGGAGCAGCCAGGGTGATTGCTGTGGCCGTCGCAGCAGCAACAAGGTATTTATTGCTGTCCCCGTCAAACGTCACGATGTCACCCGCTGCAAAAGCACCTGTGCCGGTATCAATGGCAATCAGAATATCGCCTTCAGCTTTTGCTCCATTCACCAGGTATCCGGCAGCCGGAGATGCAGCGCGTTTCTTAACATGCGCGGATTCGTGGATGTTGAATCCTTCCAGTCGCCCCACGATACCTTCGCGCAGAAGCGCATCAGTACCGGACTCGTTTACTTTGAACAGAACAGACTGTTTACCGCGGAGGTTTGCGATAGCCGAAGAACCGAGAACCATCTGCAGATCAGTTGTCGGCGAACCGTTGTCAGAGAGAACCTGGCGCGCATTTGCCGCATCCGACAAATCACCTGCAATACCGAAAGGAGCGGTGCCGGCCGTACCAACAGCACGGGAGGATGCGAAATACAGAGCTGCAAGATCTGCATCCATCTCATTAGCCAGCGCGCGAAAAGCCTGCTTAAACTGATCAGCAAGAATGGTGTTGTATGTCCCTGCGGGCCCCAGTGCCAGTTGTTCCTCACCGTTCCATTTGACCGGGGCCATTTTGGATTTGGTGATTTTGACATCAACGGTGCCGATCGTCTGGTCGCCGTCATTTGGCGCAGTAGCCCCCGGGGTAATATCAACAGTGGTTGCCGGTGGCGCAACCGGCGCAGTAACAGTCTGGTCCTTCGCCGCCGCATCAGCTTTAGCATTGCGCGATACAGCCGGGATAAAACCGACCTGTTCGCGAGATACGGTATCCAGAGCCGTGAAGATAGTCGGGATCAACCCGGTAAGCGTATTAGCCATGTGTATGGATTCCTTGGAGGTTAAAATATAGGGTTGGTTGAGCTATCCAGCTCCGGCACCAGCAGCCATCCGGCGGCTGGCAAAGAATTAATCGACGATGGTGATACCGTCTTTGAGAGTTGATTGCTGATCTGTCGGACTCAAACTGGTAAACGCATCGCGTTTCATCGTTTTCTGCCCGAGTGAATGCTGAGACTGCCGTGAGCCGCCTCCCTGGTTGCCGCTGGCCTTCAGAATGTGGTCTTTCTGTGGGTACTGCTCCACCAGGAACTCCAGCGCCTCATCAAAGGCCGCCAGTTCGCCCGGCTTCGAGCGGGAATAAATTTTGTTGCCAGAGCCATCATAGGCAACGACTTTGCCGTCCTCGACTTTGAAGGACTGACCGAACCGCGCCTGAAGCATATCTGCCGGAATTGCTACTTTATCTGCGATGAATTTCGAGCCAGAGAACCGACCGCCGATCATTTCCTGATAAAGCTGGCCTTCAAGGGTCGCCGCACGCTGAGTAGCTTCATCAAGCTGGGCCTGGAAGGATTTGGTGATATCTGCTTTAACCTGATCAACAGCGCCTGCGTCGATCAGTTTTTTCTGGTCGATTTTAGTCATCATCTCCAGCGCTTCGAGCGCCTTTGCCGGATCACCGATTTTGGCAAACTTAGCCAGACTGGCTTCAGCTGCTTCTTTGGCTTCACGATGAGATTTCGCCTCGCCATTCAGAGAAGAGATTTTCCCAACGGCCTGCACAGCATCAAAACCAACTTCCTGGCCGTCATCGTGGACGTAGACGGGTAAACCGCTGGAATCGACTTCTGCATAGCTTTTGCCGTTAACTTCGACTGTTTTCAGTTTCATGTGGTTACCTTTTCGGTGGTCATCCGACCGTTGCACCGCTCACCATCCGGATCACGGCAATAAAAAAGGCCGCCCGGAGGCAGCCTGATTGAAGACTTAAAAAGCTTTAAAGTCTGGCGTTGCTGAACGCCTGAGTATCCAGGTTACGAAGTTGCTCCAGAGTCAGCCATTCGCCCTTGTCGTTGTAGAAATCATCGGGCGACATGCCGCCGTCACGAATCAGCCGGGCCCGGGTTACGCCAACGATCTGGGACTGTCGCGTGAACGACTGGCGCGAGAACCAACCCTGATAATCGGTATCCGAAGGCACCTGCCCGTCCATGCTGGCGCGCGAGCTATCTGATATTTGCCCTACAGCAATACCCAGCTCATCAGACGATTTCAGGATGTAGGTTTCGACGCTGCGGCAGCAGAAATGGATTTTCCCGGGTCCCTGCAGATACGGCACCTTATGGCCGATCGGCTTGTTATCCAGTGTGTACTTGAGGCGGTCGCGAATTCGACAGTCTTTTGATGTCCGGTTATCCAAAGTGGATAACCACTGCTTACCCTTCAAAATGTCATCGTTCGCATCTGCAAAGCTTTTCCTGGCCGTAGAAGCAAGATGCCCCACAGCCGTTTTTGCAATACTGCCGGCATTGGTTCGGCTCATCTGCAGCGCGCCATCCTGATAACCACGGTTAGCATGACCACGGACCTTTCTGGCGATTTGCTCATGCGTATCGCCCAGGAGAAAACCCTGCCGCACTGTATTGGAAATTCTTGCCATCCTGTCAGCTTCAAGGTTATCTGCCCACTCCGAAAGCAGGCGCCCCTGAAACGGCTGTGCCATCGCAGTTGCGTAAACGGCATCCGGTGAAATGCCCACCAGCGGGTGAAGCGATAGCACATCATCGGGGATCGCAAACTGGAACAGGCTCAGCTGAAAGCCTGCTTCGTGCTGAGCGAGTTGCTGCAGCTCATCAGATAGTCCCGCGTACATTGACTGCACAGCCTCGCGATTGAGAGCTCTGACACTAACGAGCAGCGCTTCCAGTCGCGACACGGTAAAGCTGTCAGCATCCAGGCTATCCATCGCTACCAGCAATCTGGCTGTCAGTTCCGCATCGCTGTCATTCAGGATTTTTATCATCCTGTTTGCAACGCTGGTGCTGTACCGCGCTATCCATATCGCATGCGCTATCGATTCATCCTGAAGCTTGTCATTCGCCGTTGCCATTTGCACCACCCGGGTTACTCAGTCCGCCGGCCAGCGTGACCTGCTGATTCCGCAACTCATCGATTACCTCTTCGGGCTTCGCGTCCGGATCGATAAATTTGAGGGCCTGCAAAACGCGAACAGCATCGACCTGACGTATATCACCACCCTGACGGAGCGACTGAACAGCTGTTGCAGCAGTGGCATCAAACGTCTGGGCTGAAACATCCAGTTCGGTGCGTACATCGACATTGCCGCCTTCTTTCTCGCCCAGCCATTCCGCCATAATCTGCAGGATATTATCGAGCGCATCCTCAAGCGAACTTGCCATGGTGTAGAGAGGTGAATTCTCCTGCATCCGTTCTTCGTGAGTCTGGTCTAAGGATTTAGTCGATGGGTTTTCCGCGCGCAGCAGTTTTGCGCCGGCCTGACGCATCTGGTTTTCCAGATCCTCAAGGGAAATCTTACCGGCTTCAATCGCAGCCCCTGTATGCTCGACATATTCCAGTCCCTGGCGCTGGCGGTCATCGAAACGAGTCGCAGAGGAAGAACCTATCGTCAACGTTTCGCCATCAGCCAGACCGTAAGCCACCAGCAACGGCACGCGAGCGACATGAAGGATGTTGTCCTGTTCACTCTGACTCTGCCAGTGCTTGATATTCAGTAAGGCGAGATTAAGCAGTGGCGGTGAACCGCGCATAAAGCCTGTGCGTTTTGTGTAAAGAGTCACCAGGGGAATGTCATCGCGACTGGTTTCCCACTCGTCGTGAATCTGCCACTGGCTTTCGCCGTTATCACCTTTATTTCGGCGATAAATTTCAACCTTGCCCGGCATGATATGGCGTATTTGTTCAACTTTCGTTTGCCCGTAATCGTCGCCATCAATAATGATGACCTCTCTGATGCGCAGATCGGTCAGCACCACTTTCCCTTTAACCACTTTCGATTTCCAGCCGATGACCTGGCGAGGATTTAACATCGTGGCATACGGGCGGGATCCCGCGGCTTTTTCGTCGGCTTTAGTTTTTACTGCCTCCGGGTCAATTTTCGGGAAATCCACCAGCGCATGTACCAGACCATACTGAAATCCGATGCTGAAAAATTGTTGTGCCCAGACATCGAGCCGGTTTCCTTCCATATCAATATCTGGCGATAGTTCCCGTATTTGTTCAGGAGAGTCCTCACTCAATACCGTCGGCTCAGCAAACACTCGCCCGATGTTTTGTTTAATGGCCTCTTCATAGGCAGGTAGTAACGTTGCCGAAGCCAAACGCTCCTTATAACTTTCAGGATCTTCGTTCGGCCATTTCGGGAGATACTTCTTGCCCTGCCGTCGCATTTCCAGCGTGCCGCCCATCAGCGCATCATTAATATCCCATGCCTCAACCATGTCGTTATAGTCGAGGTTGGGCGTTGAAATATCAGGCATGGTTTTACATCCGCAGTTGGGTGACTTTTCCAGTCGGTTTGATAATCGGGAATTGCTTCACAATGAAATACCCACCGGCATCGTTGGGGTGATCGTTATCCGCCGTTTTATCCGGCTCACCGTTTTCGCCCCAAACCTGTTGCTCAAGCGATTCGGTGTACACCGGGCATCGCTTTACATTCACTTTGTAGCGACGTTCACCTTTACCATTGCAGAACATGGCATTCATCGCGTTGATGCGGTCTTTCACTGGCGGGTTTGATGCATTAACAACCACATTGAAGCCGGCCTGCTTAAGCTGAGCGATATCCGTGGCGCTGGCATTGCTGGATTTGCGGGAATCGCCGGAAGCGTCCGGGTAAATATAGATTTCCCGCACCTTGCGATAATCGTTGCCGTCGTACAGCCAGAACCGTTCTTTGATGATGCGGATCATGTCAGGGGTGTCGTAAGCCTTCACGATTTCATTAACCGCAAACGGAAGCCCCAGACGTAACACATGAACAACCCCGGCCATCTTCCCGACGTTGAAATCCATACCGATATACAGCGGCTCACCGGGTTGCTCTTCCTCCCGACAGTTATTCAGCTTACGGTCAAACTGATGGTAAATCGTCCCGCTGGTAAGGTTGGTGAACTGGCCACGGAGATAAGCCTTGATCAGCTCCGGCGGGTATGACTCCATCAGCGACGGGATATAGTCCGGCGGCAGATTCTTTTCGTTGTCGAACGTCGAGGCCTGCACCAGGCCGTACAGCGTTGAGAGCGAAGGCTTATCGCGTACAGCCTTTGCGAACTGCTGATAAACGAATTTAAACCCTTCTGGCGTCGTGGTGACGTCGATCCCGTTACGAAGACCGGCCACGTTGTAACGCATACGAGCAATGATTTTTCGCCAGGCTAACTGCGCCTTTTTGGCGGGCATTACGTCCAGCTCATCAATCAGCGCGTTACCGATTTTAAAACCAACGATGGTTTGCGGTTTCTCCATCGAGCGGCAAATCGTCGTTCCTCGGTACTGGCGTCCGGCGTAGAAGTGAACCTCTTTGTTTCCCTCGTTGATTTTGACATTCAGCCCCCAGTCGTGGGCCACCTCCTCAACAGTGGGATAAAAGATGTCACGGATCTGCGGATACGTTGGCGCAAAGTAACCCTGGTTGATTTTGGGGTGTTCCCACATCCCTTTGCAGATACCACCGCAGCCGACCCATGTCTTGCCAGAACCGAAGCCGGCGACGTAGGCCTTAAACTTGTACTGCATCGCAAGAAATTTGGCCTGAGGGATGTTAAGCGTCGGTGCTATCGCCATCCTCTTCCCTCACTCGTGCATCGACTACGTTGATATTGATTGCAACTGGCGTTGGTTCGTCATCCTCCGGGTCAGCGGCCAGCTCTTTGCGTAATTTTTCGACCTCCAGCTGCCGGCGCTCAATTTCTATCTGCTGCAGACGCTGGGCGAACTCGCTATCAGCCAGGCCGAGACGTTTCATCACCGCCTCGTACATCCGCTCCCGGCTAATAGCGGTAATCTCTACGCCATTCTTCCCAAGCTTCACTCCGGAATAGGCAAGCGCAGCATCGGGCGCCAGTTTGCGCGTATCAGCGAAGAAAGGCTGGCCGATGCCGTCACCATTACAGCGAGGGCATTCCGGGTTAGGTGCGCTGGTGTGGTCGTAACCGTAACCACCAACATCTACGGGCTCGCGACGTTTACGCTCAAGCGCTTCGAGCCGCTTCTCTTCATACTCAACAGCATCGCGCCATTGATACTGGTGACCGAAGCCCCAGCAGTAACGGCAACTCCCGCGGCGATACTGTGATAGCTGGTTGGCGTCGAACGTTGCCAGGCGCCACATCTGCTCAAGTACTTCATCAGCGCTGCCGAGTGTGCGCACAATGGATGCTTTCTGCTGCTGCGCAATGGCCTGCGCAACGTTAGGATTCGTTAGAAGCTGACGGCCATAGTTTGGGTCGCTATAGCCCGCACGCTCAGCGGCAGCGGTAGCGTTCTGGTCCTTGAGGTATTCAGCAATGAAGCGCTTTACCTTTGGACTCAGTTTGCTCTCCACCAACTCTTCTGCGCACTTTTCCTTTTGCGCAGTGCACAATTTCTTCTGCGCAGGTTTTTGCGCAGTTTGCGCAGTGGGTTTCTTGATGTATCGGCGGGCTGTAGCGTAATTCAGTCCCTGCGCTTCACACCAATCCTTCGGTGATACGCCGGTTGCGGCATGATCGGACAGGAACCGTTGCTGAAGCTCGCCCCAGTCCGGTTTTGCCATGGATTATTCCTATTTAACGTGAGGGAGAAAAAGGAATTACTGATTCTCCATAAAATATTCACTTTTATGTTTTGGAATTAAGGCTCTTTAGTTCAGGAGTTATTATGAAAAGAATTATGCTTGCTGTTTTTGTGATCTGTGGTGCGCTGTCACTTTCAGGATGTATCCTTCCCCCTGGTCCCCATGGAGGCGGGCATGGTGGAGATCACTTCCATGGTCCAGAGCATCGTTAACCGCCTGAGGGCTTTCATTTTACAAAAATGAAAAAGGCCGCAAAAATATGCGGCCTTTAGTTACTACCAGCTAGCGTATAAAGAATCTCTCAGGAGCCACCCGGGAGAGGTTCATCTATACGGCTAACTGACCTCTGCCGTTCTGGTGTTGGCAGGCAGAGACGTTATGAGAGTAGTGAGTATTTCAAAATTCACCGGGATAAACAGACAATGATGTCAGTTACCCCGTATAACTGGAAATTGGTGATTGATTGAACTGTCAGCCCAGACGATTTGTCTGATGGTCATTATCACAGGCACTCAGTGAATGCCTGTTGTAATGCCTTAGCTGGCCTGTTCTGCGCCGGTATCAAACAACGCCAGCGCTTCGGTCGCTTCCTGAATCGCTTTACGGGTCTTCGAGACAATCTCGCTTTCCGTGTAAACACGATCAAAGGAGTCTGCGAAAAGTTCAGATTTCAGATAGCTGTCGCCTACCCAGTCAATGGCCAACTTGGCCGCTGCGGTGTCGTAGTTAACTTTCTTGATGATATCCAGGCGGATTTGCTCGGATGCGGTGATCTCTGACATGTCTTACCTCTTTAATAAATAATACATACAGAAAAGCCCTGTATGAGCAGGGCCTTTTATCGTCAAACCTTAGAGAACCAGCGCTACAAGCCAGGTAAAGTAATGACACTTTGACTTTATACTAAAAAACGACTCATATTAGAGCTATTGGTGATCATCCATAAAACCAGCCTGCGATACCAAGGAACATGGCTGACAGAAAACAACAAATTGCAGTTTTATGCATCAATACACCGTAGAAGGCACAAGATATCACAACAAGAAGTACAATAAGGACAGGCCACATACTAAACAAAAGAAGAGCATATGACTCTGAATTATTATAAATATTATTTTGCACTAGCATCATAATCCTTCTACGGTGTTTGAAAGCGTTGCAATGATGCTAATTTTAAATTCCTACAGCGAATTTACAAAAAATAGAAACTACCAAACTAACGAAAAGCCACTCTTACCAAAAAAAATATTAGCAAGAGGATTCAACTGTGACCCAAATATCCAACCCATGAATATAACGCTGCACCGGAACGCAAACAAACACACTTTCAGTTAAACTTACTGACTTTATTATACTGCCCGCGGGAGGAAAAACATCCCCACGCTCAGGCAATTTGTTAATTTGTTCAGCACCATATCGATAATGCTTTGGAAGTCGCGGAAGTTTGCAATCAATCATAATTAGTAACTCACTTTATAAAAAGTCAATGTAGCATGCATAATGAACTAAAAAACTAACATTGCAAACTATATATTTTTTTTAAAATTAAGCCCATTGCTTCACGAGGAGATTTAGCTGTCCACTTTTCCACTTACCCTCTAAATTTCCTAAGTTTTTTCCTAATATGTTAGTTTTGAAATGGCAGAAATATTATGAAAGTTACAGACGTACAATCAATGAAACAAACCCGCTGAGCTTGTTAAATCCGAGACACATTCTACACTTACTTTTGACTTTGCTCTGCCATGACAAAGTCCGTTGTTTTACCCGTGTGCTCATGGATGAGCCACTTCCCATAACGTCTGACCTTTCATTTTTCTCGCAACCAGTAGAAAAACACCTCAAAACCTCATTAGAATCCGATAAAATACAGCACACTTGCATTTTGTAGGATTCATTCCGCGGTTCTATTTATTTCATTGAAACGTTGAAGCGCTAACAGCCGTCTTCAGGTTGAGCCACAGCCCGACAAGCGAACATGCACGCCTTCTGCATTTCAGTTTTAGCCATACCAATCCAACGGGTATCGGCATCTGATTCTTTGGCTGTATCCAGAAGGTTTAAGAAGTGCTTACTGACACCCTTCAGACGGTTCATCTGTTCAATATCACCCTCGGTTAACGTGCGGTATCCCTTTACGGTGCTGCCATCCCGCGGTTTAGCTTCACTCATTTCGTAGCCCTTTTGGTTTGCTGGGGATATGCAGCAGAAAAAAATCATAAATATCTACCGCTTACGCTTGTTGTTTCTGAGCTGGCTCCTAGGCTAAAAGAGCCATTACATGAAAGACCTTGCGTTTACTTACCCGTGGACCTCAAGGATGAGGCCATTCTTTTAACTCACTGAATAGGGGTAATGCTCTGGCAATTGGCCTGCACTGCTTTGTTGTGCGCCAGGATATCGCGCTTGGTCTGCTTATCCAGCACCTCGATATCGTGGTCGGTCAGGTAGATAATCCGCACCCAGCTGCACGCGGTATCAACGACTACCGGGGCGGGTGAAGTGCTCGCGCAGCTCCCGATCAACATCGTCATCAGGCATATGGCTAACAGTCTGCTGTACATCGCTTGCCTCTTTCGTGACTTCTGCCCTACGTTCTGTCGCGGCGACGGTTGCGGCGGCGTTCTCTTCGGTACGCTGCAGATCGGCTTTGGCTTCTGCCTTACTGGTACCGCGAGCATGACCAATACCGAACGTGCCAGCTATAGCGCCCAGGATGACGACCACCAGCCCAGCAATAATTTCGAAGCTCATCGCTGCGGCTCCTTCAGTTCTTCGGCCTTAGCTTTCAATGCTGGCTGGCGTACGTATTGCGAAAGCACCGCCAGCACCACCAGCGCAGGGCTAATCAACGCAACAATGTTTGGAGGCAGAATGTTTTTAATGTCCGGCGGCAGCATCGCCCAGGCGTGCAGTGCAGCATCCGGGAACGACTGCGCCCACACACCAACCAGCGCGCCGATAGTCCCCAGCTTTACAGACCACGTTTTCAGCAGCAGGCTGGCATGGCCTACGAACTCCAGCCGGGTATATTTGCGCAGCAGTAAGAGAACGAGCAAAGCCACCAGCACGAGCAAAGCGAAGATGATCATCTTCATAGCACGCGCTCCTTAATCCAGCCGTAGAGAAAATCCTCGTTGGCTTCGCGACCCTCCGCAAGTTCGAGGTATCTGGCGCCCTGGCTGCAGTTCAGCGCGCGTAACAGAACCTGTTCCCCCTCTTTCCCTCGGGCTGAAAGATATCCCTTAAGCGCAGTGATGGTTCGGGGGCCAATGGCGCCATCCGGGATCAGATCGGGATACAGCTTTCCGCGCATATTCATTGCCGTCAGCCAGCGCTGAAAGAACTTACTGGCGACGCTGGGCCCCATGTTCACGCCAGTGTCGCAAAGCTCATCTGCCAGTAACGTAGACAAACTCGCCACCTGGTCGAACCGGGGGCCGGTCCAATAATCGCTCAGCAGGATTTGCTTTGCTGTTTCCCTGGGCAGGTTTCTCATATCACCGGTGTAACCATGTGCACGGGCGGTGGTTTGGGTGATGCCCCAGCGGGTTGGCCCGCCTTTATCAGAGGGGTGATCGACATAACCACCCTCTTTGCCGAGGATCCCCTCAATAATCTGGTCTGCTGTCATTGTACTTTCACTCCGGTGATTCGTTCCCAGAAATACGTGAGCGCTACAGACCCCATAGCACCACTGATACCGGCAGTGGCCAGTATCATGTAAATACTCAGGCCACCTTCAATGCTGATGAGCCCACCAATGACCCCGGTAAAAGCCGAAACCACAATCTGCGCAAAAGCATTTATCCAGCTCCATTTTGCTTTGCCCTGCTTCACATCCATCAGGAATCGGACAAGGCCGCCCCAACCAGCAATGATCAGCAGAGCTAGCCAGGTGATTCCGGCCATGCTCTCTTTGTCTTGCATATGCTTTGCCATAGGTTCACCTCCGGGTTAACGGGGTGCTGTGTGTTTGAAAGGGATCAGGACCGGCAGGTGGAATACTCATCAATGGTGATTCCAGGTGCCTGAAAGAAAAAACCACCTTGAAGAGGTGGTTGGGGAATTCAACGCGAGCTATGTGCCTGGGGATAGTGTATGGTTGCGGACCATTCATCAGGAAATATCATATGCAACAACGCAAAAACTCAAAAAACAATCGCAACTACCTCATCAAATGTACCTGCCCTGGCTGCGCCAACCAATCAGAACATAGTTACACCCGAGTCCAGAAAGGCTCTGCGCTGATGTGCCCTCACTGTAGTAAGATTTTCACTCAAGACAAACTCCCAGTCGCTTAGGCTTTACATCATCATAATCTCTGGTAAAGCATCCACTGCAGCGCCCGTATAGCTTACAAAAGTGAGCCCATCAGGCAATGTGGCCTGACGAACCCACAGACAGTTATAGGTCTACGGGTCGAACTTTTACGTCATGGCGCCCAGAAGAGAAAAGGCCTACCGGAATGGAAGGCCTTTAGGGGGTTATGCAGTATGTGTGGTGCCGGGTGCTTCCCGGTAAGTCGTTGGTCAGTCACCGTGACTCGCGCTGAGGATTCACTTCTAACTGTTTACGCCCCTCCGCTAGGGGGATTCACCACACATAAAACCTAACATCTCGATAACATCGTTTCAATGCCATACGTTGCAATGACAAGAGATTTAGACATAAAGCATGCTTCGACTCTCCTTCTCATAGCCAGGAGTGTCTCTCAGTTGAAGGTAAAAGGCATGCCAGCAGATGAATGCATAATTATTGTTTTGATGTTTTACGTGAACTGATTAGGAATAAAAAAAGCCCGCTCAGAGAAGCGGGCAGAAAGTAGGCATTCTAGGTAGTAACGAAACGAAAGCACTCCTAATAGTCCGAGCTACCGATTTACCAGGAAGCATTCACTTTTGCCGTTACGTTCTATAAACATAGAAGGGCTACCGCAAAAGTAAACCCACTATGAAATATTCAATATGCTTAGTGACAGTGTGGTGCCGGGTGCCTCCCGGTGAGCATGCCCCAGTCGGCATGGCCCGCGCTGCATTTACAGGTTTCTGTAACTGACTGGTCGCCCCTCCGCACAGGGGGATTCACCACATCAATACGTTATGCTGCAAACATAGCTGGCGTCAATACAATGCCTGTGAAAGACGCCTATCTTACGGCTGCCATCGCAGCGAACAGCGCTGTCGAACAGCTACTAATCGCAGGCATAAAAAACCCGCATTTTATGCGGGTTCCTGGCTTTGCAGCTTGGATTATCTGAATGCTGAATTCAGAGAAACCTCAGCATCAGGTTCATGCGTAATTCTGTTTCTGAGATCCCGGCGAATTATCTCAATGGACCAGAACCACACCAGGTGACCAAATATTTCAGAAACGTTTTCATACCATGGAAGTTCGAACAACGGTGGGGTTAGGCCCATAAGCGGGAACGAAATCATATGGACAAACAGTTGTGCGAGTGCACCTGCAAGCAAACCCTGCCACAGCTTAATTTTTGGAAACACCTCAGCAACTACACAATACCCAACCGCGAATACGATCGAGAATATGATATGTGTTACGCCTACCCAGTTAAACACATGTCCGGCGAAGGTATAGACAGCCGCATTTGGATCGGCTAACCCTAACCAATCACGCAGGAAAATATAAGGAGGGTTAAGGAAGTTTCTGGAGCAATCAATTTGCCCGGCAGCTCGAATTAATGACTCTGGTCCACAGGCACTGGTAAACATATCGACAGGACTACGCGGTGGTAATGGTACTTCAGCACCCCATTTAACAAATGCTGAAACCACCCCAGAAATAAGCCCGATAAACAATGCAACGCCATAATGCCGTCTGCGAGGTTCGGTACGCACAAAAATATCTTTTAACGCCATAAGACCATCACTTATAAAGAATATTTACAGTTCCTTAATATTCCTTAAGTTTGGCGCATGGCATTTTGATGCAGATCACACTTTATAGCCGATTTCAGGCATTTGTTTTCAAAAACACAAAACCCTGCCGTAGCAGGGTTTATATAAATGTTTTCGTTCAGGCGCTTTATTCCACGATTTAAAATATACACGACAACTTCGGACAAAATCAAGCATCGTGCGCTTAAAATGCAAAATAATGCGACCATTTACTCAATCAGCTGTTGCTCGTTGAAACTCTTTATCTGCCCTCTTCTCTTCCCTCCAGCATAGGTCCACCAGCGCATCGCAGAAAGGTTTCCAGTTGCGTGTCCATGTTCTGATGTGCAGGTCTGGGATAAGCGTCAGAATCGCTTTGTAAGCAGCAGTAGACGGCATCGTTGAAAAGCCATTCCCCGAACAGCGCTCACAGATTTTATATATCGGTGCTCCCTGCTCTTTTGTCGCTTTGCGGTCCAGAACCCGGCCAGAACCACCACAGCGGCAGCGTGCATTTATTTTCCCCTTACCGTCACAAGCTTCACACTTAGCGCTTATGATGGCTGTTACTTCAGTCCACTTATCCCAGTCGGACGGACGAACAGCACGGGACCTGTTTGCCCAATATGGTGCTTTGCCCCACGGATTAGAAACTTTGCGTTCTGTGGTAGTGGTTTCAATCTGTCCGGTGCCACTGCATACCCTGCAGACTCCCGTTGTTTCCGCGGACCGGGAATACTCCGCAAAGGCAAACTGTGCCAAAATCAGGCAGCAGCGCCCCAGCTCTTTACCAGCTGTTTTGCGTACGTTCTTCGGTGCGGTTTCAATCGCATACCGCGCTAGCGCCTGGACGGCCAACTGCTCATCTGTCTTGCTGATGCCAGTCTTTCCAAAGAACGCTGCCAGCCCGAACCGTGCCCTGCTGCTTGTCACCCCAATACCAGCCATAACATCCGTACCGTTGAGACGATCAGGTGATGTGCTTTTCACGTCGTCGCTGATATGCATACCCTGAGGGCTGAAATGTTTTAAGGACGCTTCGAGTTTCATGCTTTCAGTAACCCCTCTTTTTTCCATATAGCCAATGTTCTGAGCACACCTTCCGCATGCATCAGGCGCAGTTCGTCGCGGGTGTAATCTGTGGTTTTCTTTCTGCCATCGATGAGATCGTGGCATGCATTACAGGCAATAGCCGCCTGGGTATCGTCCGGCTTGCATCCAGTTCCGCAGGTGCCAGCCAGACGGTAATGCGCCAGTACACTGGTTTCCGGGTTGCCATTACAGTGCCCGGGAATACGTACTGTGCATTCGCGGCCTCGGGCCGCTTTACGTAGGTTCGCCATACTCACCCCCACATCCTGTTGCGCCAGCGAGAGTCTGGCCGCGGCGGATTTTTGTCCTCCACCAGCTGCGCGCTGACGGTCCATGTCATAAAGTCAGGGTTTAAGCTTCGTTCGACCTTTACGCCCCGCTGGCGATATCTAGCCATCAGTTCGTCGGCCTGCTGCGTTGTGCATTCGTGATGGTGAAACCATGAGTGTTTCATCGGCATCACCCCGCGAAGCTTAAAAGCTGGTTTGCGGCGTTCTCAGCTTCCTGCAGGCTGTTGAACGAACGAGAGAGGATCCATCGCCAGAGAACATCGAGCGATGCTTTGTACAGTTCCTGGAATTCGCATTCGTCCATGCTGGCGAAAGAAATACTGCGAGGGTGTTTTTTCAGCGTGCCGTCCGGCAGCTGTATGGCGTCATAGTGGCCTGCTTCTACGATGACCCACGCCCGGTAAGCATCGAAAGATTTGCAAATACTGATATAGCCGGATCGCTTCTCGGCTATTCGGTCGAGATATTGCCCGGCGGCATCAAGTAACGCCGATTCACTCCCGCCATATGCAGCAAGGTATTTGGCGTAACCTGTGATAAGCCTGCGCTCATTAGACGAAATCGCCCCGCCGGTAGGCTCCCAATATTCAAAACCGAGATTGAGTAAAGCAAAGTAACGGCGGTGAAACGCCGGATTGCGGACAAGCTTAAAGTCGGCCTCCAGAACGCAGCCGAGCTTGCATTTTGATTGTAGAAATTCGCTGGTCTCCTGCGTGGCAGGGATCAGTAAACCTTGTGACTGCTTTATTAAGTGCAATTGCGCCATGGTTTCCCTCCGTGGCGCAGTAGGTCAACGGTTGTTCAGGCCGTTGATTTCATATTATCAGAAGGCGGGATAACTCGGTAGCCGAGGCGATGCAGAAAACTGGTCATTGCGTTGAGATTAAATACTCCCTCGTCCTCAAGCAGTGGTCGCATAGAAGTAACACCATTTGCCGTGTATACCAGAACCCGGCCTGCTGCCCTGATGCTGCCAACAACTTCACCTGTAGAACGTTTAACCAGATCGTAGTACTCATTACTCTCATTGCGCATCCCTACCTCCCGGAAGCAAAACCATATACTGTGTTTTTATACAGTATAAATTAATGTTAAATCACTTACATGTGAAAATTTCACGGTAGCGGAAGATATGATGGCAGATGAAGATCGTCCTACAAGCCCCTATTTTCAAAAGAGATTATCGAAATTGAAAGTTTGGGAGTATTGTTTAACTTTCATGGCTAACGGAGTTAAAAGCTTTGCGCGGTTGTCGACGGCATATTTTGTGTATCGTACAAGCCCCTATTTCACTCGATCAAATGGAAAAGGCCAATTTCAGAATTTAATTAATTTCAGATGTATTGGTGTAGCAGAAAAAACTACTGAGCCTTAGGATGCACAATTTGTGTAGTGTGCAATCCCCTATTTACCAGGACAACAAAGAAAACCCGCCGGCGCGGGTTGAATTGATAGAAGTTTATTAAGCAGCCATTCCCTTCTGTTGACATAGATCCGGCAAATTGGCCCGCACCAGCGCTTCAGCGAACGGCGGCGGGACGGCATTACCGCAGCGAGCCACTTGCTTGTCCTTCGCGTATTTTACGCCGCGGTAATCCTGGTCAATGATGTACCACTCCGGAAAGCCCTGCGCCCGGTAAAGCTCATGCGGTTGCAGCATTCGCATCCCGATATCAACGATGCGGTAAACAATGCCCTTAATCGTCACCAGTTCGCTGACGCCAAAAGAATTTAGGAACTTTTTAACTTGGTCCGCACGCCGCTCGTCGTAATCATTAGCCGCCAGCAGCGCGCTAACCTCTCCCACATGCTGACCTCCAGCGGTGATTGTCGGCATCGGTTCATTGGTGCGCTGACCATCACGGCAGGTACCACGCAATTTTACCAGTTGCGATGTCACAAGAGCGTGATGATCGACGGTAGTCACTGAGTGAGCTGGCTCATCAAGCGCAACGCCTGGACCGGCGTAGTTCCCGCCATAGTGTTTCGCCAGGAACGCAGTTGTTACGGCAAACTTATTGCCCCCAGCTGTAACCGTACCCAACGGTTTACCAAGATTGAGAACCCGCGGCGATTGCCCTACCCGCTCGCCATACCCCATCTGAATAAGCGTAGCGGTGACTAACTGAGACTTACCCCCTCCACCAGCGGTAATCGTGGCGCTAGGCTCATCTGCCCGGTGGCCAATGCTTGCGCCGAACTGGCGGGCGATAACCGGGGCAACCACGCATGCTCGGGATTGCTTTAAGATGGTATGAACTGGTTTGTTGAGTGGACGCGGTTTAGCCTGGTACTGGCTACCACCATTTCCAGCCATAAACGGTGCCAGAGTAGGTACCGCCAACGCGTAACCATGAGTTTTGGTGATTGTCTGTATTGGTGAATATAACCCCTGCCCACGGAAACAATCATATTTACCGCGTGTCGTAGTGTGGTTGCATTTAACGATGAATGGGTTATCGCTATCGACCACAAATCTCTGGATACCCCGTGCTATACGCTTCAACGTATTAACTGCAAGCGGCTTTTTGCGGTCAAATATCGATGGTGCAGGAATAGACCAGTCGATGCATTCAGCAGCTGTCCGCCATGGCGTCAATTTTCCAGCCTGCACCGCCGGTGATTTCGGATCCCCGTGAGTAGCTTCTGGCCAGACTATCGGTTTTCCGTCCCTTCGCATCACCATGAAAAAGCGCTTACGAATAGTTGGTGCACCATAGTCGCAGGCGCGCAGCTCGCGATAATCGATGTCATAGCCCAGCCCGGTAATCAAGCGCCTCGCCTGTTCGCTATCCGGCGACAACTCCAGAAACTCGCAGCATTCCAACAACGCAGGGTGATCCGCAGGAACTCCGGATGTCAGCATGCCGACGAATGCCAGGAACGTTTCGCCAACACGGTCCGGATCCGGACGCATTTCCGCCGCCAGTAGTGGACCCCACGTTTTAAACTCTTCAACGTTCTCCAGCATCATTACCCGCGGACCAACATCCAGCGCCCAGCGGATAACGATCCACGCCAGCCCACGAATCGCTTTTTCAACTGGTTTAGCCCCTTTTGCTTTGGAAAAGTGGCGGCAGTCCGGCGAGAACCAGGCCAAACCAACATTGCGGCCGGCAGTCGCTACTTTTGGACGCACTGAATAAACAGACTCGCAATAGTGCAGAGTTCCCGGATGATTGGTGGTATGCATAGCTACAGCGTTTGGGTCGTGGTTTATCGCGATGTCCACGCTACGCCCAATCGCCATCTCGATGCCCGTACTCGCCCCGCCGCCGCCGGCAAAGTTATCAACGATGATTTCGCTCTCTCTCACACGTATTTCTCCATGGTGCTGGCCAGCGAACGGGCCGCGGCGATAATTGACGGTACCGGCATTTTTTCGAGCCACATTCTGTTGATATGGTGCTGCAGTCGTTGCTTGTGGTGCGCATGGAGAACCCCGGCGCTTTCTACTTGAGACAGAACCATTGCAACCTCGGCGGGCCAAACGGTTTCAGGAACATCCACCAGCAACAACTGCTCCAGCTCCAGAATTCGCTTACAGGCATATTCCAGTGAAGGATCCACTATTTCACCTCCTGCGGGGCGGCTATCGGTTTACCCGCAGAAATTACTTCTTGCACATCCAAAACACGCTGAAATACAGGGCTGCCAAGCAGGCTGTAATTCATCCCGGTAGCGGCCTTTGGCACCATCCCAAGCCGTTTCATGTCAAAATCGATCACGGCGCGCTGATCGCGGAACAATCCCAGACGACCATGCCGGACAACCTCGCCAGTCGCTTCTGCTTCGGAAAAATACCGCTGGACAGTAGCGCGGCTCAGCCCAAGTTTTTTCATTGCCTCGGCGGTCGTGAGTCGCCCCTGATGTCTGGTGATCCGAATCACTGCGCGGACGTACTCTCTGCGCTCAACTGCTGACAATGCTCTTGCCATACATACCTCACTTAACGACGCGCAAATGGCGCACGTTTTTGCGATAGCTGTCCCATTCAAAATTCACCCACATACCGCCGTCCATCTGGAGACGGTCAAGGATCCGCATGCCCAGTGTTTCCTTCAGCGATTCATAGTTCAGGTTGGTTAGGATGCCGACAGGTCGCATGGAGGACAGCCGGCGATCGATAACCTGATTCAGGATGACTTTTTCACCGCTGCTTCCGCGCTGAATACCCACCTCATCCAGAATGAGCAGGTCCACATGGCACAAATCGTCCAGCAATGACGCCTCTGACTGCCCGCCGTCGTAACATTCCCGAACACGCAGCATGAGATCCGGAATGGTTACCACCAGCACAGAACGACCACCAGCCAGCAGGTGATTTCCGATTGCGGCCGCCAGATGGTTTTTCCCGGTGCCTGGCGCTCCGCTGAATACGAAGCTCGCAAACCCTAAGCCGAATTGCTGCGCGTAACTTTTCGCCATCGAGAGCGCCCGACGCTGGCCATCCGACTCAACCTGATAGTTCGCGAATGTGCAGCCGCGGTGCAGATCCTGAATTCCTGCACGTCCAAAGATTTTCTCTGCACGTGCACGCTGGTTTTGTTTTTCCAGTTCCTCACAGCGCTTACGGCCTTCTTCGACTTGCCAGGCACGCCATTCATCAACGCTGCCGAATTTTGGCTGAACGCCAGGGGGAATGAGTTTTTTCAGTCGCTCCAGTGCATTCCCGGTACCAATCATGTTTTTCATCGCTACCCCCTGAATCCCGATGGGATGGTTTTGTCAGGTTCCGAAATCTGATTGGGATCTCGTGCGCCTGGCGCCTGCTGAATCGCCCACGGTTCGCTGAAATGCATACCAGGGCCAAAAAACGTTTTCGCCTGTTTCACGTACTGTGTGTTGAGGATTCCCTCGGCTTTAACGAAAGCCGCGTAACGCACCACTCCTGCGAAGATTTCCGCCGTAGTGGTTCCATCCCTGATTCGGGCATTCCAGGCTTTGAAGGCATCGGATTTGCTGTTACCCCCTGCCCGCTTGGGATAAACCGACCAGACCTGCTCGAACTCATTCGGGTATATTTTTTGAGGTTCAGGTTTATCGCCTTCGTCCTGATTCTGATCGTCAGGGGGTGTGGCGGAGCCATGCCCCGAACTATCTTCCTCCTGATCCTGTTCCTGCTCCTGATCCTGTTCCTGGTTAAGGAACGGTTCGAGAACCCTTTCGGAACCCTTTAGTTTTGCGATACCAATGTGGGATATTGCCGAGGCTAAAACCCGCGCCAGCTCTAGCTTCACCGTAGATTTGTCCGGGACCTGATCAAACAAACGAAGTGCTGCAATTCCCTGGTTTGGGTTTTCAACTGAATTCCAGGTCAGAAAGTTACGAATTAGCACCCATTTCGATGACGAATCACGCGTTGCGAAACCGTTAGCCGATAGCTCATCAAACCCTTTCGAAACCCTTTCAGGAGTCCAGGCAAGGTCTTCCGAAACGTATCCATCAGGCAGCCTGAAGCATCCGATCATGTTTGTGTGTTGCCCGGTGAGCAGGTACAGCGCCAGCAACCTGGCATCATCCGATACCCGGCGCATTCCATCGCTTATCCAAAATGATGTATGCACCTTGCCGTAATCACGCATAGAGACCCCGTTGTTGCTTAAACTGGTGTGTTTTCATCACCAAGCACCCACCGCAAAGCCGCTGCGTATTCGCCGCTGGCGGTTTGAAGTTGCTGGGTAATTTCCTTACGGGATTTAAGACGCGGCTTTGTGTCACCGAGAACAGCGCGCTGGCGACGAGCTTTCTCGTGGCCAGTTACACCCTCTGCCGCTGCCTCTAACTGTTTGACCGTTTCCCGTTGCTTTTCCGGTGGCATATCGACCAGTTGACGCGCTTGAGTGACAGTGACTTTTCCAGCCTCAACCGCCGCCTGGACGGCCTGCGTAGCATCCAGTAGAGCCACGGTTGCCTGGACCGTTTTTACGCTGCAGCCAAAAAGCAGGGCAATGTCATTTTCGTCATGACCATATTCCATCTGCTGAACCATTTTTTTGGCCCGGCCCAGTGGGGTATCTGGTTGGGTTATCTCGTTTTCGCTGACCATGTATTTGGCCATTTGAATTGCTGAGCCGCGCTTAGCTATACCGGGTATAGGCCAGGGTTCCAGCCCTGCCCGCTTTCTCCTGGCGTTTGCTTCCTTAGCGTTCTTTACGCGCTGCCGACCTGCCACCACACAGGTTTTCCCTGTCTCTGGGTCCTTCCACACGATAATCGGTTCGAGTACCCCAAGTTCCATGATGTTGAGGATCACAGCTTCATTAAGCGGTAGGTGTACTCGTTCGTCGTAAAGCGGATGTGTTGTATCGGTAACCAGATGCAAACTTTCCGGTTCGAAAAAAAGAACATTGCTTTTGCCGCTGGCGCCGTATGCGTCGATAGAATTTTTAGCCATGGGCGCCCCCATTATTGATATTCAGTTGGTTCGTGTTCATAATTTCCCCTGTGAATTGATCCAGTTAATTCGCAACGAAAGCCGTAGGTGTTGCAGCACCGCGGCCTTCACCTTTCTGAGTTCCAGCATCACGTCACTCCTAGCATTGAAGTGACAATGGCCATCAGCGGCGCCGTTAACTCAGGGTCTATCCGGAACATCTCGACAATTCCCTCGCTCAGTTCTTTCAGCTTTTGATGGCGTGGAGCCCCCACAGCAACGGCAATCTTTGCTTCGCTGGTTTCTTTCTCCAGACGAGCCAGTCGGGACATAAAACTCTCTTCGGGCAATAGGCGGTGACGGTATTCCAGAGGAAGAACGGCCATGATCGCCGGTGTAAGAAGGCGAACGTACTCGCGATAGCGCTCAGACTCGGCCGGGTTGTCTAGGTAGCGAAAAAGCTTCTGTCGGGCACGGCTGATGTCGTCAGGAAAGGCGATATCCCCGCCGCCCTGCTGCCGCCATTCACCGATGATGTGTGCCGACACAACATCCTGACCTTCAGCTGCTGCCCAGGCGCGAACGGCTGAGCGAATGTTGTCGTGCTCTGTCACTATCGGCTGATTTCGCTTTATCAAAGCGCCAGTCTTGAATCCGGTATTTTGTTGAAAGGAAATTATTTGCATGGTCAGCCTTCCTGTTTCGGCAGGCCGTCTGTTGGATTTGGATAGAGATCTGGGCGCAATTCGTGGGGAGTAACGCCTGTAGCCTGAAAAATAGAGGAAATACGACCCTGAGGTACAAGCCCTCCACAACGTTTTTTCCAATGACTAATTGTCATTGAGGATACGTCCAATTTTTCAGCCAACTTTTTTGCGTTACCGGCATTTTTTATGGCTTTCTCTAATGCATTCATAAGTGACTCCCTATAAGTTACGAGCCAAATTAAACATTATGTTTATTTTAATGTCAACTTTATGAATGTTGTTGGCGTAAACATTTAGTTTAAAATCGTGATATATGAGAAAAAATACGCACCAAGCAGATAACCCGCAGGTTCAGCGGCTTAACGAAATCATTGAGAAGAAGCGCATATCTAAAGCGGATATCGCGAGGATTTGCGGTGTGAGCTCTCAGTCTGTTAACAACTGGTTTGTGCGCGGTGCCATAGGAAAAAGCTCCGCCATCAAACTTGCCGATGCGCTTGGTGTCAGCCTTGAGTGGGTTTTAGGCCAAGATGTGGGCTCTAAAGACGGGTTGAGACCTGACGAACGAAGGTTGCTTGAGCTTTACAACCAACTGCCAAACGAAGAAGAACAACAGAACATGTTGCGAGTCGTGTCACTGCGCCTCAAGGAGCTCGACGAGTTGTATGCCAAGTACATGGGGCGGCGGATTAAGGGCGATTCGGAGTAACACGACGCTGACGTACAGGAAGCATGGGTAGCCAGTTGTTGCCTGGTGAAGGGTTTTGGTGATAGCGAGTTTAAGTGTAAGTTCATTTGATATTTTATAGGCTGAAATGGAAAGGCAAACGGATATCTAGTGGCAAAGAAAAACGAAAGCTCCTTACTACAGCTAGATGTTGATAGCGTCCTTTACTCCAATAAAACAGTGGACGTTACCAGCATTAAATGGGTGAAAAAGCCACCACCAGGGCGATCGCCGATGTGGCTCCAGACTGCTATCACTCCCTATGAATCTGGGTCACCATTGCCAGGGATGAAGTTCGTTTTACAATGGCGTCCTGCTGATGAATACGGTGATTATCCTAAAATTCAAATGGCTGCCCTATATTTTGGGCGTAGAGTTTTTGGTGTGGATTCGTACCCATATGACAGGCATACGAACCGTGTGGAAGTGTTACACCCAGACTACGCAGAAAGCATTCTTGGCCCACACTATCACCTTTACTTTGAATCAGCGTTGCCGTATGAAATAGGTCTTATCATTCGAGATAAGATTGCCCCCAGTGACGTATTAGGGCATTGGAGTTTTTTCTGCTCTAAACTAAATGTGACATGCATAGGAACCCTTCCTTTGCCAACCCAAGAAGATTCTGGACAAATTCAATTGCTATGATGTGCTCAACGATAATTTCCAGGCTCGGATATGAATGCCTTCCTATAGGCGAAGAGTCCTTGCGAATAATCAGTCCGTTTCCCTACTGCGATGATGGGGAGCACGTTGGTGCGTTCGTTCAGCAAATCAATGGAATTTACAAAGTCACTGACCGATGTGATGCCCTCATGAACATGGAGGCGCGGGGGATTTCCCTTAATCAAAGTCGGCTGGATTCACTTCGCCAACTTCTTTCTCGCGAGGGTGCTGAGCTTAATGAAAGAGGTGAAATCCTTAAGTGGGCACAAAACGAAAATGAACTTGGCAAGGTCACATCAGACGTTATCCGTGCTGGAATCCTTGCTTCAGCAATGTCTATCGATTGGTATTCACCTATCCAGTCCAAACGTTTTGAAGCAGATGTTATTGATTTTCTGTCTAAAAGCTCACTTTCTAGCCTAATAGCGTTGCGAGAGGAGGTTAGTGGCATGAGCGGTCACAATATCGTAGTTCCTGTGACTATCAAAACTGCAACGCCGAAATACATATTTACCTCAAGTATCAAAGAGGGTGGATCTTGGAATAGTGCCTACTCATTGCTTGGCAAGTTAATGGATCTTTACCAGGCAAACAACACCATCAACAATCGATATGTCGTTGTCGATGATGAATCCATCGGACATCAAATGCAGCAGCTGATTTTGCTTTTCAATGACGTAAGTAATGTTCTCCCTTTCGTAAGCAGAAGCGTATGGCTACCTAAGTTAGCCGCCTAACAACCCGGCCACCGCGCCGGGTTTTTATTGCCCTTTCCACAACAGTTATGCCGCGTCCCTGTTAGCCCTCTTCTCTATGTATAGCGTTCCCGATTTCCCACATGTTGTTTGACCAAGTGACCATCCACTACCAGATCCACCACAACCATCCTAAATGCATCAGTATCAGCCCCGCCTTATCCTCATCGTAATCCATACCCTCCACTTACTGATGATTTTCTAACCGCCAACTGCTTTAAAAAGATACTGTAAAAGCCTATACACATACAAAATTAAACTTTTTGTTTATATCTACAAACTCATTTAGTTGACACAATAATAAACAAAGTGTTTAATTATCTCGTAGCAACGAACCACCCAGGCATGGAGCCCACGAAGTAGCTGCCGGCGGCATACGAATCACCGGATGAGGTGGAGAGATCAACGCGCAGTAGGTTCAAACGTTCCGCTGGCCACGTAATGGCTGAGGTTGAAATGAGTAAGCAAGGCATCATTGCCATGGTCATTTCGGCAGTAATTGGACTCTTCATCTGGATTGCGCTCTTCAGCGCGCTGCGGGAGTTATTTCTATGATTGATTTCGCACGCAAACCCGCTCGTCAGCAGGCTGTTCGTTTAAGTCCGCTGTCAGCTTTCATCCGCCGGGTGTGCTACATGCTCGCGCAAAAAGGAGACCCTTCATGAGCACGATGTTTGCCCTGGTTCTCACCGTCAGCATGCTGACGGGCGGTAATCAGGATGTCCTGCTCGGCGTTTACGACAGTGAGAATGACTGCAAGGCAGCTGCAGAAGAGCAACACGTGAAAGCCGAATGTTATCCGCTGAAAGGTGTACTGGACGAGCATCCAGCCGGGTTCACGGTGCAAATGTAGGGGGAGGAATGCAGAAGAAATGCGGTTACTGCCGTAAAGCAATCGAGGGAAAACCAGTGGTAAGCACCCTGTTGTACCTCCAGGGGAACCAGCTCGCACGGAAAGAAAAAGAGTATTGCTCAGAACGTTGCGCCTCTCACGACCAGATGGCTCACGAGGGCTAACGTAAACCCGCCGAAGCGGGCTGTACGTCCGGTGCCACCGACCAAAGTTACACCGGAAATTACCAAAACCAATGACCACCCTGAATGGGCGCTACCAATGGCCCGGGGGATTCTACATCCAAAATAGAGGCTATCACATGGAATATTTTTATCTGATAAAAGCGACTCAAAAATCGGGTAAAGCTGATGCCGTAATCTGGCGCACTAATAAATCAGAAGCCCGCGCTCTACTGCAGCTCGACGTTGATCTGGAAGACGCTGGGATCGAAACAGGCCGCGGCAAAGACTATCAAAAACCTATTCGCACCGATTTCCCGGTATTCAATGACCTGCCAGCGGAGGGTGTTCTCGATTACTCATGGTGCGAACGCTACCAGCTCGGCGACGATGGCCGCACCTGGACTCTTAAGCCAGGACAGGCGCCTGCTGATGTTCATCACGGCGATAATGCCGGAGTATCCTCTGAGGCCGTCACTGGCGAGCTGGTTGATGCCAATACTACTGGCGACGCGGCACAAGGTGAGACCGTGGAAACTTTCGGTAGCGATGAATACCAGGACGATTCGAGCGCGCTTTTTAACGTGGCAGAACTCCCCTTTCGCGCTCAGCTGCTGGCGCAGTATATGGCCGAAGAACGCCACGTTTATCATATCAGCATGCCTCACCGGCAGGAGCTGTCAGTTCTTGAAATGGACACTGATAACGCAGCCGTCCAGGATCTGATTCTGGCCGCCGAGAATATCCCTGAAATCAAAAAATACGATATGCCGGCGCTCTGGAAATTCACCAGTGCCAATAAAAAAATCTTCCCGGAAGGGAAACGGCATGAGCTCGGCAAGCGTATCCAGTTTGCAAAGCTGTGGTTCGCTACTAACGCGATCGACCGCGGCATTCTCACCAGGGAATGGGCTGCCGGTAACTGCATTTCTTCGGTTATGAAAACTGATGCAGGTACGAATGCTGGCGGCGGTAATAAAACCGATCGCAATCCTGACTACACCCATACCCTTGATACGCTCGATGTAGAAATAGCCCTGGCCACAATGCCAATGGATTTCGATATCTACAATTTCCCGGCATCAATTCACCGCCGGGCCAAAGAGATCGTCCAGAAGAAAGAAAGTCCGTTCAAGGAATGGTCGGCAGCGCTGCGCAAGGTCGCTGGCATCCTGGATTATTCCCGCGCAGCGATTTTTGCCCTTATCCGTGGCGCCACCAGCGATGTTCACCATTTCCCGGTAAGTCTGCAGACCTATATCAATGCGAACCTGACAGAGCATAAACATGACGCCCCTTCTGCTGAAACGCTTGAGAAAGCAGGTCATGTTTCATCTGCCGCCGTCGCTCTGGACGCGGTGAAAAAGGCTATCAACGGAGAAGAAGGTGCGCCTGACCTGGAACATCTCTCCACTGACTTTCAGGTAATTGGCACCGAACTGGTGAAAGAAACCCAAAGGAAACGTCCTGACGCTAATCAGGTTCTGGCAGCCGAACGTGGCGAATATGTCGAAGGTATCAGTGACCCCACGGATCCGAAGTGGATAACCGAAGACCTGACCAAACCCCGATCCCCGGAAATTGCCAATCTCGGCGGCGGAATGTTTTCAATTGAAGGCCTTATGGCTTCACCGGCTACTCCTGCCACCGAAGAAGGAACCACCAGCAATGTGCAGATGGAAGCGGCTCAGTCAGTCAAAGACGAAAATGATAATGCGGTATCAGCAGGCAAAGGCGCTGATGAGCCTCCTGCGCAAACAACTGCCGTGAACATGAGCGAAATACTGGCTGAACGCTGCCCGGATCTCACAGCCGCAGTGCTGAATAGCCAGGTTTCCGGGAGTGCTCACAGCGATGAAGAGGAAGAGGCTGAACAAGCAGCGCCAGCATGGCCGGAGTATTTCGAGCCTGGTCGATATGAAGGCGTGCCAAATGAGGTCTACCACGCCGCTAACGGCATCAGCTCCACAATGGTTAAAGATGCCCGGGTATCGCTGATGTATTTCGAGGCGCGCCACGTATCCAAAACTATCCAGAAGGTACGCTCCCCTGTTCTGGATATGGGCAATCTGGTGCATGCACTGGCTCTGCAGCCCGACGACATGGATAAAGAGTTCAGCGTCGAGCCAGAAATACCTGAAGGTGCGTTCACCACGACTGCGACGATCCGCTCGTTTATCGACGAGTACAACGCCGGGCTTCCGCCGCTGTTGAGTGCTGACGATATCAAGGCGCTGCTTGAAGCGCACAACGCCACACAGCCGCAGCCGGTTCCGATGGGTGATGACGTGACCCAAACAGGTGAAAACTACATGGCCTTACCTTCTGAATTTCAGCGCGTCGAAGAAGGCCAGAAAGTTACCGCAGCCAAAATGAAGGCCTGTATCAAGGAATACAACGCTACCCTGCCCGCCCAGGTGAAAACCAGCGGCAGCCGCGATGCCTTACTGGAGCAACTGGCGATTATCAATCCTGACATGGTTGCTCAGGAAGCACAGAAGGCGCAGCCCCTGAAAGTCTCTGGCACAAAGGCCGATCTCATTCAGGCCGTGAAATCGGTAAAACCAGATGCCGTGTTTGCCGACGAGCTGCTGGATGCATGGCGCGAGAACCCGGAAGGAAAAGTGCTGGTTACCCGCCAGCAGCTGGCTACGGCACTGGCCATTCAGAAAGCGCTGTTAAATCACCCGACCGCCAGCAAGTTATTGACGCACCCGGGCCGTGCCGTCGAGGTGAGCTATTTCGGCATTGATGAGGAAACCGGGCTGGAAATTCGCGTGCGCCCTGACCTTGAGATAGACATGGGCGGCCTGCGCATCGGTGCGGACCTTAAAACCATCAGCATGTGGAACATCAAGCAGGAAGGCCTGCGCGCGAAACTGCACCGGGAAATCATCGAGCGGGATTACCACCTCAGCGCGGCTATGTACTGCGAAACAGCAGCCCTTGACCAGTTCTTCTGGATATTCGTCAACAAAGACGAGAACTACCACTGGATCGCCATCATCGAGGCATCCGAAGAACTGCTGGAACTCGGCATGCTGGAATACCGCAAAGCTATGCGCGCGATCGCGAACGGTTTCGACACTGGCGAATGGCCGGCGCCAATCACTGAGGATTACGCCGAAGAACTCAACGATTTTGATTTGCGCCGTCTCGAAGCGCTGCGCGTACAGGCATAAGGGGATATGACGATGGAAAACACCAATATTGTTACCACTGAGCAACAGGCTCCAAATACCATTTCTGCCAGTAACGCCATCTTCAACGTGCAGGCGCTCGGCCAGCTAACGGCATTTGCAAACCTGATGGCAGATTCTCAGGTGACGGTACCTGCACACCTCGCGGGTAAACCAGCCGATTGCATGGCGATCGTTATGCAGGCAATGCAATGGGGCATGAATCCCTACGCAGTAGCGCAAAAAACGCATCTGGTAAACGGTGTGCTTGGGTATGAAGCCCAATTGGTCAATGCGGTAATCGCCAGCTCAAGCGCCATTCATGGCCGCTTTCACTATCGTTACGGAGGCGACTGGGAGCGCTGCACCAGGACTCAAGAGGTCACCCGGGAAAAGCACGGCAAAAACGGGAAATACAATGTCACCGAGCGTGTACGAGGCTGGACAGATGAGGACGAAATCGGGTTATTCGTCCAGGTCGGCGCGATTCTGCGCGGTGAATCGGAAATCACCTGGGGGGAGCCACTTTATCTCTCTGGAGTCGTCACACGTAATTCTCCTTTGTGGGTTTCTAACCCGAAACAGCAAATCGCTTATCTGGGCGTCAAATACTGGGCGCGGCTGTATTGCCCGGAAGTCATCCTGGGTGTTTACAGCCCGGATGAGGTTGAACAAAGGACCGAGCGAGAAATAAACCCGACGCCGGCGCAAAGAATGTCTGTGGCAGAGATCACCAGCGGAACAGACATCACCACCAGCGCGCAGGATTCAGCTCTCAATATTGATTCCCTGGCAGATGATTTCCGTGACCGCATTGAGCGCGCCGAATCGGTAGATGCAGCAAAAGCCATCAGGGCGGATCTGGATAAAGAGAAAGCTGTGCTGGGCACTGTTCTCTTCACCGAGCTGAAAGGTAAAGCCGTGCAGCGTTTTTTCATGGTTGACGCCAGAAACAAAGTTGAGGCCGCGATCAACTCTCTACCTAATCCCGGAGAACCGGAAGCCGTCGAACTGTTTGCTAAAGCTGAAGGCATTCTCAACGGCGCGAAACGCCACCTCGGTGATGAACTGTATGACCAGTTCCGCATCACCCTGGACGACATGAAACCGGAATACGTGGGCTAACCAGATCGGGAGAGGAAACTTTCCCGATAAAGGAATGTATATGCGATTGATTAACCGAAGCAGACACTCCCCTCTGGGCCGCCAGGCGTGCGATGCCGCGCTGGCAAAACACGTTGAGCTTTATGGAGCTTACGGGCGACAGAAAACGAAGAGAACTTATACGGTGGTGGTTCAAGGCTCAAAGATCACTGTAGAAGTTGTTAACAGAAAAAGTAGCTATGTGGCCACAGCCATGAGCTGCGCACGCCGGCTACACCATCTGCCTGGACAATGTAACTAAGGGGTTTTTATGACTAATACATCTCATAAATCAGATGAAATTTTGATAACCGATGACGTTCTGTCCAGATACAAAATATCGCGCAGCACACTCTATTTCTGGAGCACCCCATCCCGGATGCCCTCTTACTTTGCTCAGCCATTCCCGCAGCCTAAAATAAATGGCAGCCCTAAAAGGTGGAGACTTTCAGACTTGCTGGCCTGGGAAGATAACGTGGGGATCAAACCAGAGACTGACCAACCAGCTTCTCAAGATGATCCTGCCAAACAGCAAGCCAGTGACGCTGATCATCCAGATAATCATGCAGGTTATAACGTGCCATGA